ATCGCCTCGCGGTAGCTACCTGCCACTCAGGACATTGATGATCTCGTCGGTGTCTTCCGTGTCGTCCGTCGTGTCGTCGCGTGGGAGTGCTGCAATGCACTGCATAGGTGAAAGCCTTTGCTTCGTACCAACCCGCATCCTTCGGTACAATGGCGTGCCGCTGATTTTGAGCGCGCGTGGGCACCTGTTGCGTACAGGCGGGCCGCTCTCAGCGTGGCGAACGGCAAGTCAACGGTGGTTTGGATACTAGAAGAACGCTCCTCCCCGCTGGAAAGATACGTTTTCCTCGATCGGGCGTTCGTATCCGCTTAGTATACGCCCGCTGTCAAGCGACGCGCTGCATTTTACAGTCAGTAGTTGTACGACCGGCTGCATTGTTCGACTGCTTGACATTCCGCGCCGTGTAGTATAGACTATTCTCCAGCGGGCGCGCCGACTTTCCGCATTGCCGATCCTTGCTACATCCCGGCCTCCCGCGCTCGCTATGATCCACGATCCGGCCGACAACGCGCTCCTACCTTACGACGTGGACGCCTTCGACCCGAAAGCGCCGCAGAAGCTGCGCCCGGCGGCGCTCAGGGCGAGCTTCGCCTCCATCGGCGCAGACTTCGCCTACATCGGCACCGGGATGGCGCTTGATCAGTTCGAGCAGTACGTCGCATCCTACGATTTCGGCACGGTGCCGCCAGATTACGTCGTGTTCCACCACACCGCGAACCCTGACGCAAGCTGGGCCCCCATCGGCGCAGACCCCGCGACCAAGTGGGATCGCAACGAGCGCGACTTGGACGCGAGCGCAATCCTCACGAAGCGCCAGCGCCAATTGAACGGCGTGCAGCAGTACTACGCCTCGCTCGGCTGGCCGTGCGGGCCGCACCTGTTCATTGATGATCGTTTCATTTGGCTGTTTTCGCCGATGAACGCGGTCGGCATTCACGCGAAGTGGGGCAACTCCTACCGCGCAATGAGTCGGCTGCACTACAGCGTTGGCATCGAAGTCGTTGGCTACTACGAGCGCGTCCAATGGCCTGCTCCGGTAGCGCGGCTGGTCGGCGGCGCAGTGCGGGCGCTGCAAACGCGGCTCGCTCTCTCCTCTGAATATATGTATCCCATCAATAAGCCGGGAATGCTGGTCGTCAACGGCGAGCAAGTCTGTGCTAATCCCTCGCGCCTCCGCTACGGCGGGCTGTCCTCGCATCGTGATTACAACAAGCCTGAATGTCCTGGATCGGCGATTACGGAGGCGTTCTACACGTCGGTGGTGCGTGGCGCAGACAGCCCGCCGCCGCCCACGCTGCCGCCGCCTGCCGACCCGTTCGCCCGCTGGGGATCTGTCGGCACGCCTACGGGCGCAGCCACCGGCTTCGCCGTGCCGCGCGCGTGGCTGGTCAACAAGGCGCTCGGTCAGTGTGTGGTTCCAGAGACGTATGCAGCGAGCGGGGCGTACAGCGTGACGGAGTTTGAGCGCGGGCTGATCATGTATCTGAAGGCGCGCAATACTACCGTTGTGGAGATGTTCGTATGACACAGAAATCACAGATCGAGGTGATTGATACGTTCTCTGACACGCTCGCACAGTTGGCACCCCCCGAAACGCGCGCCGCGCTCAGGTCGCGCTTGAGCGCGGCGACCGGCGATCTCTTGGAGAGCGTCAATTCAATCAGCACGAACAACACCGCGCATCAACTGCTGAAGATGCTGGTTGCGTTCGGGGTGCTGAGTGCGGGTCAGGCCGCCGATCATGTGCATATATTAGGTCTGCAAACCGATCAGGACGCGACAACCGCGCATCTGGACGCCCTCGACGCCCGCACGGATCGTCGGGCATCGCCCCGCGACGACACGAGCGCGACAACAACGTAGGAGCAGTATGACACCGTCCACAAGCCAAAGCCACGGCAACGACACGCTCATCATCGCGCTCGTCATCCTCGCGTCCGTCGTGATCGCGGCCATTGTGGCGCTTGCGATTTTCGGCACTCCTGATAACGCGGTGGTGGCGAACGCGACCGGGCAGATTATTACGCTCGTGACGCTCATTAGTAGCGTGCTGGTCACGCTCAAGGTTACAACCGAGGCGAAGACAGCGGCGATTGAGTCGAAGGCAGTATCGGAAGAAAACGCGACATCGCTGGAAGGGGTCAACAAAAAGGTTGACGGACACCTGGGCTCCATTCTCCTGGAGATGAAACAAATGGCTCGACAGATTGCCATGCTTGAAAAAGAAAAAGCGGTAACGGCAGTCGAAACGGCGGCGACGATCCAGGCAACGGCAGTCGAAACGGCGGCGACGATCCAGGCGATCAGCGCGAACCCGCCACCGACGGGCACCACGCCACCGCACGGCACGCGCGTAGTGGAAGCGCCGGTGACCGTGGTTGCGCCTGGTTCGGTGCTTCCACAGCGAGGAGATCGATAATGACTGATCCTGAGTGGACAGCGCCGCCCGCACTGGCACGGTACATCGTGCACGCGATTGTGGTGCTGTTGATTGTCGTGGTGCTGTTGGCGGCGATCTTCGTGCGGGTCGGGTGACATTGCTGCGCCTGCTGATGTTCGTGGTTCTGCACGGCGGCTTCGTCCAAAGCGGCTTCGCGCCCCACTACGCGCCGAACCTGATGACACAGGTGGCACACAATCGCGGCATGTCGCCCGTGGCGTGTATGGTCAGCAGCCCGGTCTGGCCGCTCGGCACGCGGCTGTGGGTGTACGGCGAAAAGACCGGCGCGCTGCTGGATTGCACCGTGACGGACGTATCGCACCCGCGCGATAAGGCGCGGCACATCCGCACCCGGCGGGTCGTGGAACTGAGCTTCGAGGTGACGAAGGCGCTATGCGGATCGACGAGAGAGCGCGTGATTGATTGCCCCGTGGTCGTGGTGAAGCTATGAGGGAAGCATTAGAGGAATCACGATGTTCGATAGCGCACAATCGATCCTGGACGGCCCAAACGTCGCCGTCTCCACGCTCTCGGCCTATTTAGCCAAGCGTGCCGCACGCCGACCCACAGCAGAACGCGACGCCATCGTGTACGCCTACGCGACATACGGGCAACTCACCAGCATTGGAAATGTGCTGCCGTTCGCGCAAGCCGTTCACGAAACCGCGTGTTTCTTGTCGCCACGCTGGATCGGCAGTTTCAACCCCGCCGGGCTTGGCGCGACGAACGACGGAGCATGGGGCAAGACCTTTACGACGCCCGCAGCGGGCATCCTGGCACAATACGCGCATCTGCTCAGTTACGCGCTCGCGGACGGTCATGGAACATTCGCGCAGCAGCGTTTGAGCATGTACTTTGATCCAAGGCGCGCTGCGATGGGGGACACACGCGGCTGCGCGCCGACGTGGCGAGGACTCAACGGACGCTGGGCCGTGCCGGGGACGACCTACGCCGAGAAGATCATAGAGATTGCGAACGCAATTGTAACGAGCGGTGGACTATGACGATTGACGTTGCGCTGTTCACCATGCTGCTCGGCGGCATCCTGGTCGCGTTCTACGACCTCGCGCGGTGGCAACAATGACTGACGAAGAGCGTGCGACCATCCTTGACCGTCTTGACCCGCGCATTGACGCTTGGGCGGCGATGTGGTGGGGAACCCACAGCGTCCAGGCGGCGGCGATTGGGCATCCGTGGAGGCGTGTCGCCTACGGGCCGGGGCTGCTTTGTCGGATGAACGCGGCGCTCCGTCCGTATCGCTATACGATGCGCCGCAAGGTGCGAAAGGTGTATCTATGAGGCCGTGCGCGGGCGGCTGTCGTCGTCAGGTGCGCGTGTCGTGCGACTGGTGCGCGGGCTGCGTGGCCGGGCTGCTCGCGGACGTGCGCCGATTGCAGAGCTTGGAGCCAGGACAGATGATCCTGCTTGCCGACATCTTCAGCACGGTCGGCGCGGATACGTTGACGCGCTGCATGATCGCCTCGCTGCCGTTCGATGACACGCCGCCGGATCGTAGGGGGATGATGCAATGAGCAAGATAGACGTGCATTGCACTTCGGGCACTGAGCGCGACATGGCCGCAGAATTAGAACGCATGGGGTATCTCGATATTGCGGCGGCCCTTCGTATGCGGCTATTCGTGGCTGCACAGCAAACTGGAACGACTGTTGTGCGATGGGAGCGATGTCAGCGTTGCGGCATGTATGGTCGAAAAGATAGCCACTGGTGTAGGGTTTAACTGATTGTAATGCGGAGATGATGCAATGAAATTTCGTAAGAAGCCGGTGATTGTCGACGCCGTGCAGTTCGATCCCGATCAACGGCCCTGGCCGGAAGGCGTGACGCCCTGGCCCGATTCAGAGGGTAGCCGTCCGCGTGATATGTCCTATGGATACATTCATACACTGGAAGGGCGGATGCATGTGCGTGCTGGGGATTGGATCATCACTGGCGTAGCCGGTGAAAAGTATCCTTGCAAGCCCGACATCTTTGCCCTCACGTATGAGCCGGTGGATGTCGGATCTGTCAATCGTTTCGAATCCATTGACGCTGCGGTGGCTGAAAAGCGCGCGATTTGACAGTCTTTTACACGCTTTCACGAACGAGTGTAAAGGGTTTCGGTGCATTTCGGCTTGGTAGGGGCGAAATAGGGCGATCAGGGTACACGATGGGCGGTAACTTCGTGGCCTTAAATATACATTGTTGAGCATAATGTTGCTTTGGATTGCAAGGAAAGTCGTTACAGCATGAGTGAGATACGGCCACAACGCGCCAACGCAAATCGCCACACCGCGCGCGGTATGCAGGCGCTGGAGACTTCGCTGGCCTCCGACGGCTGGATCGGCGCGATCACCGTCGCCGCCGATGGCGAAACCTTCGACGGTTCGGCGCGGGTCGAAAAGACCGCTGAGAACGGGATGCTTGACGATGCGATCATCGTGGACAGCGACGGCACGCGACCGATTGTCGTGCGGCGCACGGACATCGCGACGGCGACCGACCCGCGCGCCGTGCGGCTGGGCATCGCGGCGAATCGCGTAGCTTCGCTGAACCTGGAGTGGGAGCCGGATATTCTCGCCAGCATCGCGGATAGCGGCGTTGATCTCGGTTCGCTGTTTACCGCTGAGGAATGGGCCGACGTGTCGTTCCCTGACGTGCCAGAGGCGTGCGCGGGCGGCGACGAGTTCGATACCACGCCTGACGACGGCCCGACGCGGACGCAGCTCGGTCAGCTATGGAGCATCGGCGGCGTGCATCGGCTCCTCGTGGGCGATTGCACCGATGCGGCGAACGTGGCGCGGCTGATGGGTGGGGAGCGGGCGGAATTGCTTTTTGCCGATCCTGAGTATGACGCAGATACATTGTGGATTGAGGCGTGGGTAAAGTACTGTTATGCGCATTGGCTTTTGGCGCTCGGAGATAAGCAGCATGTCGCGCTCGGCGCACGGTACATAGGACGATTCAATCAATTCCTCGTGCTGTTCTATCGACAATTTAGCCGGAACTTGAATGTATATATCCCACTCTTGCAGCATCTTTTGTTTGCTCACTATCGCACTGATAAGGCGAAAAATTATCATCTCAATGGATTGCATTCTGTGATCGAAGTCGCGTCAAAATTTGATCGTGCGAGTGAGCATCCGCACGCTAAACATGTCGATCTTGGCGTTCAAGTTTTGCCGTGTTTTAGCGACAATAACGCGATTGTAGCCGATCCCTTCCTCGGCTCTGGCACAACGCTGATCGCCGCGCATCGCACCGGACGGCGCTGCTACGGCATGGAGATCGCGCCAAAGTATGCCGATGTCATTCTTCGCAGAGCCGAGGCCGAAGGCATGGAGTGCAGTGTAATCGATGGCTAACTACCCCGCACAACGCGATACTGAGAGCGCACAGGCGTACCAAGCGGCGTGCGCCTACTTCGCGCTGGGCGTGGATCGGAGTACCGCAAAGGTTGGGCAGCAGTTAAGCAAAAGCAAGACACTGATGGATCGCTGGTCAGCGCAGCATGGTTGGACGGATAGGTCACGAGACTACGATCAATCGCTCGCTGACGAAGCGTCCGCTGTGCATTCTGCGCGCTACCTTGCCGACCTTGAGGCGCATCGTGGGCGGTCGATGGAGGCGGCGCGCGGGCTGTACACGGTCGCGGCGAAGCTGCTCAAGAAGATGGACGCGCAGATTACGACGCTGGAGGTCACGCCCGCCACGCTGGGGGTGCTGCTGAAAGCGTTCCAGATTTCGTTAGATTTAGAAGCGCACGGCCTTGGGATCGATAGGATTGACGATGATAGCGAATAGCCACAAGCGCCTCGACTACTCGCGGCTGCTCCCTGTGCGCGTGCGTGCGGCGAACAGCGCCGCCGCGCCCCCGCCGTTCATCGCCTACGTCGAAAGCACGACCGCGTTTCGGCTCGAAGGCTGGCAGCGCCTCATCTGCGACCGGCTGGAGGCAATGGTCAGCCAGCGCGGCCAGCGGCTGCTGATCCACGGCCCGCCGCAAATGGGGAAGTCGATCTTAGTCTCGCAGCGCTACCCGGCCTACGCGCTGGGTGTGCGGCCTGATTTGCGGATTCGTGTCGCGTGCTATAACGTGAGCCACGCCGAGCGCTTCAGCAAGGTCAATCTAGACTTGATGCATGACGCCGACTATCAGCGTCGCTTCGCCGCTCGCGTGCCGGATCGCGCGCCCGCCGACGAGTGGTCAACGACGGTGCGCACCGCGATCCGCGACGCTAATCCGAGCTTCAAGGCGCTGGGCATGGGAACGGGGTTCACTGGCCTAGGCGTTGACACACTGATTCTCGACGACCCATACAAGAACGCACAAGAGGCGCGCAGTCCAGCGGTCAACGTCATGCTGCGCGACTGGTGGCAGCAGGTGGTCCTTAGCCGATTGAACGCTGATACGAACATCGTAGTCATGTTCCACAGATGGTGGGAAGGAGACTTTGCGGGAATGCTGATCGAGCAAGGCGGATGGGAGATCATGCGCTTTCCCGCGATTGCGGATGGGTTGCCGCATGATCCGAGCGGGCGCGCGGTTGGACAGCCGCTTTCGCCGCGCTACAGCATCGCGTACCTGGAGGCCTTGCGCGCCAGCATGGGGACGGCGTTCGAGGCCCTGTATCAGGGCACGCCCTACCCCGCCGAGGGCAGTATGTTCAAGGCGGGCAAGGCGGGCTTTGTGGACGCCGCGCCCGCCCAGGCAACGCGAGTACGGCGCTGGGACGTGGCCGCGTCCGACAATACGGGTGACTTTTCGGCGGGTGTGCTCATGAGCAAAAGCGACAATCTGTACACAATTGAGGACGTGACGCGCGGGCGCTGGGCCACCGATGAGCGCGATGCGGTCATTCGCGAAACCGCCGAGCGCGATGCGTTGCGCGGCCCGGTCACGACCGTGCTGCCGCAAGACCCAGGCAGCGCCGGTGTGGATAGCGCGCGCGCGTTCGTGCGGCTGCTGAGTGGCCTTACGGTTGCGACCGAGCGCGAAACTGGCGACAAAGCGACCCGCGCCGATCCGTTCGCCTCACAGTGGAACGGCGGCAACGTGCGGCTCGTGCGCGGCGCGTGGAACGAGGCGTATTTGAACGAGCTGTTATCCTTTCCGAGCGGAAAATACGACGATCAGGTCGATGGATCGAGCGGCGGCTTCAATCGACTCGCCGCGACCGGCCGACCGTTCGGTGCCGCCAGCGGCCCGGCGCGCTTCCCAAGTCCGCAGCCGATTGGAGGACGTTTACGATGAGCAAAGAGCTTGATGAGCGCTGCGCTGCGCTGCTCGGCTGGCACAAGGGCGCAAGACGGGCGATTAACGCAGGCGCAGGATACGAATCACCCGCCTACTGGTACGACGCGGATGGGCGGCAGTGGGGCGCGTGCGCGACCGACGATTTCGCCAACCTGCATGCCTTTTCGGCAAGTAGTAACCTTTTCGACGCGAAGCTGCTGGAGGATGCCATCGAGCGGCGGGGATCGATCCCCGAATACATGGCCGCACTTGAGCGGATTACGGGCGTCGATACGTTGACGTACACGGGCCGCTTCTTACTCATTCGCGCGACACCTGAGCAGCGCGCCCGCGCGTTTATCGCCGTGCATACTGAGGAATTGCCGCAATGACCAACACTCTCGCCCTGCCCGTGACTACCGGCGACACGCCCGGCAGTCCCAACGGCCAGATCGCGCCGATCCCCGGCACCAGCGGCGTTGTCACCGCCGACCCGCGTCGCCAATACGTCGCCGGGAGCGGCCTGGCGTGGTACAGCAACTATGCGCGGTCGCTGCCGTGGGCTTTCGACGACCTGACCGCCGACTTTGGCGACGACTACTACGAGCGCATGCTCTTTGACGCCGTGGTCAACGCGAGTGTCACGATTTACAAGGCGTCGGTGCTCGAAGAAGGCGTCACGCTCGCGCCGCGCGTCTCTGACAAGGACGCCGACGGCTACGCTCAATCGAAGCTGCTCCTGGAGTACTGCGAGCGCGTGCTAGACGACATCGATCCGAGCATGGACGACACGCTCTGGGGCATGCTGGATGCGGTCGCGTATGGGCACAAGGTCGCCGAATTGAATTGGGATGACGACCGCACGCACACCGGCAAGCAGCATTTGAAGCTAGTCAGCATCAAAATCAAGCCACGGCGCGCAACCGCGTTTGTCGTGGACACCTATCTGAACGTCCTAGGATTGGTCGCGCGCATCCCTGGCGTTGGCGCGCCCGTGCAGGCTGGCACAATTCTCGCGATTGCCGATCCCGGCCAGCTTGATAACATCTTGCCGCGCTCCAAGTTTGCGATCCTCACGTTTCGCCCGAAGGACAACGACCCGCGCGGCTCGTCAATCTTGCGCCCGGCTAATACGGCCTGGTTTAACAAAATGCAAACATGGCCCGAATACCTGAAGTATCTGGCGCAGTTCGCCTCGCCGGGTCTGATTGGTTTTACGCCGGAAGGCGCGCAGGCGATGCCGCCGACCGACGGCGCGGGCAACCTGATCCCCGGCCCGCTGATCTGGCCTGAGCAGCTTATGGTCGATACGTTGTCGGCATGGCGCAACGGCGCGGCCTTGGCGTTCGCGGGCGGTTCTGCCGTTACCGTCGTGCAAAGTCAGGGCGAGGGGCGCGCGTTTCTCCAGGCGTTTGACGGATACGACCGCCAGATCAGTAAGGCGATTCTGACGCAAACACTGGCGACCGGCGAAGGCCAGCACGCCAGCCGCGCGCAGGCGTCGGTGCATCAGGACGCGCTGACTACGCTGGTTCGGCAGGGACGACGCGCGGTCACCCGCATGCTCACCCGCGACGTGCTCCGTCAAATGATTCGCTTCAACTTTGGCGAGCAGGCCGCGCTGGAGTTGACGCCGAAAGTGGGTCTGGGCAACGTGGAACAGCAAGATTTCGGCGCGACCGCCAACGCCGTTGCGGCACTCACCAAGGCCGCATATCTCGATCCGAGTCAGTACCCGGAACTTGACACGTTCATGGGGCTGCCCGTGCGCGACCCCGGCATGCCGCAAACGCCCACGCCACCGACCGGAATTGCAACGAAAGCGCAGCAGGATAGCAATGCAGCAACCGCAGATCCCACACCCGCTTGACGCGCGTGGTATAATTGATCTAACCTATGCAGATCGGCAGGCGCTGCTGGATCTGTATCGCATTCATTTGGCGGCGATCGAGCGGCTCGAATGCTTGCTCGAATTGCCAAAGAGCCAGCCAACGCGGTCTGAACGCCGACGCGAAACGAGGGAACGATGAGCGAACCGACGAACGACGAACGACGAACGACCAAGGCCGACGCCGTGCCACGCGGCCATACGCAGGCCGAGGGGACACTGAGCGGCGCGGATGATGCGGCGGTCTACGCCGACATCGCTGAGACGCTGCTGGGGCAGTCCACGCACCCGCTGATGATCGGCGACGTGCAGCGCTGGCCGCGCGATGGGCATACGATCATTGTCGCTCGCGCCGATCAGCACCGCGACGGCACGCGAGGGCGCAAGGCGCTGGCGGTGCTGATCGAGGACTGGCAGCCGGTGGAGGTTGACCCCGCCGCCTAATGGCTTGACTCGTCCCTCGCGTTTCGCCCAACCCTGAAAAGGCAGCGGCGGTATTGATCCTTTTGGATCGATACCGCCGTTTTTGCGTCTATGACTGAATCTGCCAACAACCTACTCCCGCTTCATGACGCGGCCATGCTCCAGCACGAGGCCGCGCTTCAGCGTGCGCTCGAAGCCGATTACGCCGAGGTTGTGGCCCGTCTGCAATCGGGCGTTGACGACGTGCTCAGTGCGGGCAAGCCAACCAGTCAGGCGCGGATCCTATCGCTGATCAGCCAGATCGATACCCAGATCGCCGCCTTCGCCCACGCGGCCAGTATCCAGATCAGCGCCGCCCAGCAGGACGCGGCCCAGCTGGCGACCCAGCACGCGCACGCCCTGATCACGGCGAGCATTGGCGCACCGGCAGGCGTGGCGGTCACGCTGAACAGCCCGCGCGCGGCGGCGATTAGCGCGCTGATTGGCCGCACGTTCGACGGCTCGCCACTGGAGAACCTGCTCGCCAAACTCGGCCCCGAGGTCGCCGCGACGGTCAAGCAGGCGCTGATCCGCGGGATCGCGGCGGGCGCAGGCCCACGGCAGATCGCCCGCACGTTCGCGGACGCGCTCGACGGCGGAAGGACGCGGGCGCTGACTATCGCTCGGACGGAGGTGCTATCGGCATATCGGTCTGCGGCGCTGGAAAACTACCGGGCGAATAGCGACGTGGTTGAACAATGGGAATGGAGCGCGGACGACAAGGCGTGCGATGTGTGCGCTGTCAAGAACGGCACGCGCTACCCGCTTTCCGCGCCGTTTGACGAACATGTCGGCGGACGCTGCGCGCCGATCCCGGTAACGAAAACGTGGGCGGAGCTGGGCGTTGCTATGAGTCTGAGTATCGCCGATTTCACCGTAGCAGACCCGCCCGGTATCACGATTGGAGCAGAGGCATGGATCTGATCACTCGACGCGGGCCGATTTTCAAGATCGGCAGCTACCCCGATAAAGCGTTTTCGTTGAACGCGGATGAAGCCACGCATGCAATCGCCGCATTCGCGCCCGTGCCGATTGACAGCGAGCACAAGGGCAGCGTGTTTGATGGCAAGCTGGGGGAACTAAGCGAAGTCGAGCTGCGCGGCGATACGCTGCATGGTGCCATCCGCGTCCCGCAGTGGCTGCACGACCTGTTCCCTGAGCAGCCGATCCCCGTTTCTACGACCTGGAGCCGTGGGCCGCAGAAACAGATCATTGGATTAGCGCTGGCAAAAAACCCGCGCGTGTCTGAGGCCGCAATGATGGCCGCGTTCTCATCGTCGCGCCACGACACGCTGGACGGGCACGACGTTCATCAGAGCATGCATGATATGGCCGCGCGCCACGGAGCAATCTGTAACGACCCCGCCGCCATGATCAGTCGGCACGAGTCCAGCGGATTGCAAGCCATCCACGACACCACGCTCCAGCACGGCGCAACGTGCAACGCGATGGGACAACTAGCATTTAGTGACGAGCTTGCGCTGTTCATTGGCAAGCGCAATAACGTTTTCGATCAAAAGAGCCTCGATGCCGCACATGAGGCGATTGTGAAAGCTGGCGCGGTGTGCGCTGGCGCGGCGACTATGCATAAGGAGTCTTCAATGGATCAGGAACGACAAGGCTTTCTCAACTGGCTGTTCAACGGCGCAGCGAAGCCCGCCGCAGAACTCACCCCAGCGGCGTTTGCGCTCCAGGGCGAGCCACAGATCGGCGAGTCCGCCGAGGTGACACGCCTGAAGGCCGCGCTGGTGAAGGCGACCGCCGACCGCATCACGTCCGACGCAACGCACTTCGCCGACGACCAGATCGCGGCGCACAAGGCGCTACCTGCCGAGCGCGAAAGCATCATCGCCGCGTTTGCCCAGGCCGCGCAGGACGACGGCGCGCATGGCGTGGTCACGTTCGCCGACGGCCACACCAGCAGCCGCGTGGCGCAGTTGACGGCCATGTTTAGCGCGCGACCGGCGCACACGCTGACTCAGGAGCTTATCAAAACGGAGCAAAGTGCTGCCGTGTTCGCCAACCAGACCGCGCAGCCCGGTCGCGCGACGGACGCCGCGCAGCCGATGAGCAAGGAGCGTCGCGCCGAACTGCTGGGCCTGACCGGTCTGGGCCGCGATGTGCTCAAAAACGGCAACTAGACGCGCTATCCATGTCATCGTGTTATCGTGTCAGGCTTTAAGGAGAATCCACAATGCCAATCAGCGCACAGAATATCTACGCCGCGAACCGGCTCGATCCGCTCTATGATTTCGATGGGGCCGTCACGCTCGTGTCAAACTTCGTGCCCAACAGCACGCTCCCAAAGGGCACGCTGCTGGGGCCGGTCACGGCAGCCGTGAACGAAGTCCAGTCGCTTGCGATCACCGCGACCGGCGGCACGTATACGCTGACCTATACCGACCCGATTTCGGGTGTGGCAAAAACCACCGCCAGTCTCAACTTCGGTGATGTCGCCGCGACCATTGCGGCGGCGCTGAACGCAGCGGGCGTGCTGGGCGCAGCGGGCGCGGGCGTGACCGGCACCGGCCCGTATGTGATCACGTTTTCGGGCACCGCCTACGCGGGCAAAGGCCAGAGCCTACTAACTCCCAACACCGCGCTCTTGACCGGCGGCACCGCGACCGTGACACGCACGACCAGCGGCGCGGCGACCGGCGTGCTGAAACCCTACGCCAGCGGTAACTCCGACGGCTCGCAAGTGCCGTATGGCATCGCACAATATGACATGTTCGTAGATGCGACCGGCAACGTGTATCTCGGAACGCTTACGGCAGTCAATCAGTGGGGCGAGGTGCGCAAGGACGCGCCGTACTATTTTGCGGGCACCTTCGACACGGCCCTGCTGGTCGGGCTGGACGCCAACGCGCTGACCGCAGCGAAATGGCGACTGGTCAGCGGCACGCTCGCGGCGGGCGTCGTGCGGCTGGGCTAGGTTCATGCTTGATTGCTGATTTTGGATTTTGGATGTCCTCCAATCCAAAATCTAACGTCCGAAATCCAAAATTAGGAGAATTTCATGGCAACTTTCACCTACCAGACCAACGCCGAACTGAACGAGATCGCGCAGGATAAGCTGCCGCGTCTCGAATCGAATCGCCCGATCTTCGAGCTGATGCCGATGGAAGACACCGACGCATCGGTGATCATGTGGGAACAACAGGACAATTACACCGGCCTCCAGAACCTGCGCGGTATCAACGGCGCATTGCCGCTCATCCAGCAGACCGGCTCCAAGTCCTACATCGAGCGCCCCGGCTACTACGGCGAGGGCGAGATGATCGATGAGATTCAGCTGACCGAGCGACGGCAGCGCGGCACGTTCGCCAGCCCGGTGAATGTGCAGGATCTGATCGCCGAGAAACAGGATAAGCTGCTCCAGCGTCGGCTTGACCGGATCGAGTGGATCGGCTGGACGTTGCTCTGCACCGGCCAATTCTTTGTCACGACGAAGAACGGCGCGCTGGCGCACCAGGGCGCGTACACGATCCAGCAGTACACCGCGCTAGTGCCCTGGGCCACCAGCGCGACCGCCACGCCGCTGGCCGACCTGTCGGGCGTGCAGCTGCTGGCGCGCGGGCATAGCGTCAATCTCGGCGCGCAAGCGACCGCATGGATGAACCGCAAGACCTACAACAGTCTGCGCACCAACGGCAATAGCACCGACCTGTACGGGCGGCGCACGGCGGGCCTGGGCACCGCGAATAACCTTGATCAGATTAACACCATCATCAGCGGCGACGATCTGCCAACGATCCGAATCTACGACGAGGGGTATCTGGCCGATGGAACCGGCCTCTTCACGCCGTTCATCCCTGACGCGACCGTGTTGGTCACGGGCAAGCGGCCGGCCGGTCAGCCAGTCGCCAAGTACATGATGACCCGCAACGCCAATAACCCGACGCTCGCGCCGGGGCCGTATATGTACATCTCGAACCACACCGGCGCGGAGGCCGAAGGCAACGCACCAAGTATTGCCGTGTTCGATACGCACAATGGAGGCCCAGCCCTGCTCTTCGCCGCTGCAATCTGCATTCTGCGGGTCTAGACCCGCAGAATGCCATAAGGAGATCAATCCGATGCCAGACAACAAACTCGAAGCCCGACCGAAGCCCAGCGTCGCGCCGCCGATCCTGACGTTCTACACCGTGCTACACGGCGCAGTCGGCCCGCATGTTCAGGGCAGCGTGATCACGAGCGCCGACCTGAACGGCGTCAATGTCCAGCGGCTGCTGGACTTGGGCGCGATTGTCGAAACCGCCGCGCCGGTGGAGGTCGCGCCGGTCGCAGATGCGCCGGTCGCAGATGCGCCGGTCGCAGATGCGCCGGTCGCAGATGCGCCGGTCGCGCCATGAGTAGTAGCGCCGACATCCAAGCGCTGATCATCCTGGAGGTCGGCGACGAGATCACCGTCGCGTGGCCGACCGGCGTGCTGGCTGCGAATATCGCGCTGATGTGGGCCAGCTACACCGATAAGGCGCAGATCTCGGCGCGGCTTCAGGAGTTGTACACCAAGCGGCGTGCGATTGATGCTGTGCTGGGGATCGTTCGCGGTCAAGTAACGTACAACATCGCGAACGATCACAGTCGCAGCCAGAGTGACAAGGCAAAAACGTTGTTGAGCATGCGGGCCGACGTGCAAAGCGAGCTGGAGCGCGTCGAGCGCAACACGCGCAGCAACCGCGCCGGAGTGGCCGGGCTGATCACCACCACCGCGCCGCTGACGCCGACCTATCCGCCGGACGTGAACGACGCTGCCTACCAAGGCAGTCCGTACCGCGCGCGGCGACGGGAATAGGATCGTGATGTTTGGTTTTCTTTCGCCCGCCGACCGCGCCGACATGCTAGCATCGCTCGCGCAAAGCTGGACGCAGATGGCGACGATTGCCCGCAATCCGGGCGACGACAACTGGCAAACGATCACCACGAACGTGCCGTGCCGCGCGACGGCCAGCGGGGCGCAAGAAGTGATCGTCGCGGGCGAGCTGCGCACGATCATCCCATGGCGCATCAACATGCCGAACGCGACTGACGTGCGCAGCTCCGACCGCATCGTGATCGCGGGTCGCACCTTCCAGGTCGAGGGGATTGTCGATCCGCTCAATGCCGCGCTGATTCGGCAAGTGCAGGCTGTGGAGATAGGCTAAATGGGCAGTATCAAGGTCAAGATCAGAATCGAGTTCAACCGCTTTGACGAGCTACGCGGGCGGATGCGGCAGCGCGCCGGCCAGATTGTCCGCAAAACTGCGTTCGATGTGCAGCGCGATTACCAGCTGAATGCGCGGCGCGACACCGGCGCACAGGTCAACAGCGCCTACGTCGTGACCGCGAACAGCAGCACCTATCCGCAAGCAGCGGCGGCAGTACAGGCCGCCAATCCTGGCACGCAGATGCTACCCGAAGTCGCGCGCCCGAATCCGTACTCCGCGATTGTGGCGGTCGGGGCGGTCTATGGCCTGATCAATGAGTATGGCGGCGAAACCGGCCCCGATGGGACGCAGCGGCGATCCGGCGACGGCGCGATGACCCAAGCCGCCGCATCGAACCGCGCACCGTTCCGGGCCGCGCTGACCAAGCTGCTCGACTCGTGAGTGTCGAAACGCCGATTGTCGATACCTGGCTGGCGAGCGTGATCGGGGCCGATCTGACGCTGGCCGCGCTTGCGCCATGTCAGCAGATCGGCATCGTTGCGAGTGGCGGCACGTTCACCCTGACGTACCAGGGCCAAACGACGACGCCGATTGCCTACAGCGCGCCAGTGATCGGCGTGGGCAGCGTGGGCGCGGCGCTCGAAGCGCTGAGTACGGTCGGCACGAAGCAAACGCTGGTGTTCAATCGCGAGGTGGCCGGCTGGACGGTGATCTTCGTCGGCACGCTCACCAACAATCTCGCGCCAATCACGGGCGATGGAGCGGGGCTGACCGGGCCGGGAGCGCTGCTCAGTATCAGCCAGCGCGCGCGGGTGTGGAGCGATGTCGCGCCGCAGGGCGTGCCATTTCCCTACATCATCACGCAGATCATGAGCGCGGTTGATGTGATTGCGACCGGCCCGATCCGCGTGATGGTCGGCACGCAGTATCTGATCAAGGGCATGGCGCAAGGGCAGACCTACAGCGCGACCTTGCGGCAGATCGCTAATCGGGTCGATGCGCTGATTCACGCCCAAACGGCTGATAGCGTGCAAGGCGGCGGGCGGATCGTCAGTTGCGTGCGTCAGCGCCCGTTTCGCCTGACCGAAGCCACCAACGGGGTGCAATATCGCCAGCTGGGCGGTATCTATGATATCAATGTGCAAGCATAAGGAGATACTGCGATGCCAGAGCGCGCAATGGTCTTTGAAGGTAGTCAGATCGGGGTCGAAGCGCTTGCAACGCCCGGCACTACGGTGCAAACGACCCGCATCATCGGCGGCTACAGTGTGACCGTCACGCCGAACCCGACCGCCAAAACGTTCACTCCGAAAGGCTACAAGTTCCCGACGACGGCAGTGCTGATCAAGGAGCAGACCGACATCAAGGTTGACGGCATTGGCACCTATAACGAGATGGTCTACCCGCTCGCCTCCGTGCTGACCGACCCGGTGATCACCACGCCCGGCGGCGGCACGCTGAGTCGGCTATGGACGTACCAGATCAGCACCACCGCGCCGGACAGTCAGCGCACGTTTTCGATGGAGCTGGGCAGCAATGCCGTGCGGGCGTATCACGTTCGCAACTGTCTGTTCACCGAGTTCGGCTTGACCTTCAACCGCAAGGATGTGGTCAAGATCGCCGGGACGATGCTCGGCCAGGCCGGGTACGATGATAAGGTCAAGTGGCTTTCGTTTCTCGGCACGGTGACCGCCGGGACGTTCACGATCACCATCGGCGCGAACACTACGAGCGCGCTGGCTTTTAACGCCACCGCCTCCGCCGTGCAGACGGCAATTGCGGCGCTCGTGTCGGTCGGCACCGGCAACGTGATCGTCACCGGCGGGCCGTTGTCCAGCCTGCCGATGCGCATCCTGTTCACCGGCACCTTAGCGAACATTCCCAGCCCGACGCTGCCTAGTCCCATCGTTACCACTGACACGCTAACCGGCGGCACGTCGCTGCTCACGCGCCTGTCGCCGCTGGCAACGCAGATGCCGCTTATTCCAATCTCGCCCGTCACGATTGGTATGCAGTTGGCAACCACGCAGGCCAACTTGGGAGCCGCGCCGTTCCTGACGCGCGACTTTCAGTACACCTGGAAGATCAGCAATCGCGACAACCCGTTCTTCCCGATGAACCCGACGTTTGGCGCGGGCTTCGGCGGCACAGTCGAGGCCGATCCGAAGGGCGATGTCACGCTCGATCTGGCCGCTGACGACATCGGCATGGCGCAGCTGGCGAACCTCCGCAACAACACGGTCGTATGGATGCGCGTAAGCGCGACCGGCCCGCTGATCGAGGGCGTGCTGTCCAACTCGCTACAGATCGACACGGCGGTGCAGTTGACCAAAATCAGCGACTTCAAGGACGTGGACGGCACGCTGCTGGGCAATACCTTCAGCGGCGAATGGGTACACGACCCGGTGGCGGGCTATGCGACCAGGGTGCAACTACAAAATACGCTGACGGCGCTGTAACGTCGCCAGCAGATCGAAGGGATCTATGCTTTCATTCGAGATACTGCGCACGCCCAGGCCCATCGAAATCGTCGTGACCTGGGAAAGCCAGGAACTCCACGTCACCTACGACCGCGCCGCCTTCGTAGTTGAGATGACCGAAGGCGTGTATGGCATGCCGATCCGCGAACGAATGCGGCGGGTCCTGCTGGGCTGGGATTTGCTCAAGGGCGGGCAACCTTGGCAGCCAACGCCGAAAGAGGATGAAGTGTGGGAGAAGGCGGTCTACGCAGCACGAACCGAGCGCGCGCAAGCAGGGCGCGACGCTGATCACCCGCTCACCGACGCGGATCGGCGCGACATCGCACAGCAACCGATCTCGTTTGCGGAGCGTGCCACTGTTTACGAGTCGGCGTGGGACGCGATCATTGCGCAACTGCCGCGCGCGTTTATTCGCGCCGTCGATACGGGGATTCTTGACGATTTTTTGGGGGTAATCTGGCGCGGCGCGACATCCGCCAATGGCTCGGCTCCGGCGGTCGCTTCGGGCGGATCCTTTGGTGGGACGAGTGTGTAGCGCCGCGCTTGCGCCAGGAGTATCCCGGCGTGGGGCCGTGGGAGTGGGAGGCGCACCCCGAATGGCTGAGTCGCGCGCAGTGCCGCTTCGTGGCTGAGGACGAGGGACGCCAGATCAAACGCCAGAATGCTGAGGCCGCGCAGCAGGAAGAACCCGCTTAATGTCGATTGATGCCGAATCCTTGAAGACGGTCGTATCCGCTGATACCTCGTCAGCGGATCAAACGCTGGCGCAGTTCAGTGCGCGCACGTCGGAGCAGCTGGCGCTGATCCAAGACAAGATCGAGGGGCTGGGGTCAGGCGGCGCGGGCGGCGGGTCAGGCGGCGCGGTCGATGATTTCTTCGGCAAGTTCCTGACCTTCCAGGCGGTGGTACAGGCCACGCGGGCAGTCGCGGGCTTTGTCGAAGGCGCGGTTGGCGCGTATGCCGAAAATGAGCGGCTGGGCCTATCGCTGGATACGCTGCTCGCGCGCGAGCTGCGGAATGCCGACGCTACGTTGAGCATGGCCGACGCCTTAGCGCAGGCCGCGCCCAAAGCGCAGGAGCTGCTGAAGTGGAACGAGCAACTCGCCGTTAATTCGCCGTTTGACGAGGCAGGGATCGCCAGCGCGTTCAGGACGGTCGAGGCGTTCGGCTTTGTGTCCGAGAGCGCCGACAAAACCGCGATCACCGCCAAGCGGTTGACGCAAGACCTGGTTGACTTCAGCGCCGGTTCGGGGCAAACCACCGAAGTCCTCAACCGCGTGGCGGCCGCGCTGGGCAAGGTCGAGATCTCAGGCAACATCAGCGGGCGTGAGGTTCGAGAGCTTGCGCTGGCGGGCGTTAGCGTTGATCAGATTCTATCCAAGGCGTTCGGCAAATCGACCGAAGAGATTGTCAAGCTGCGCGAGGCCGGGATGATCCCGGCGGATCAGGCAATCAAGGCGATCGCGTACTCGCTTGAGAACGATTTCGGCGGCGCGGCGCTGCGGCAGGCAGGCACCGTATCGGGCCTGATGAACAGCCTGCAAGACCTGGAAAAGATCGGCAGTCGCGACCTCCTAGGTGCATCGATTAAAGAGGTGCAGCCGTACCTCCAGCAGCTCGTTGATACGCTCAACTCGCCCGAAGGCAAGGCCAATATCGAGGCGATTGGCGCAGCGCTGGGCGCGGTTGTGCGCGACGAACTCCCGCAGATCATCCGCCAAGGTCAGCAGTGGTACGACGGGATCGCGGCAGTCTACGGCGTGGTGCGTCCAGTGGTGGATGCCTATCAGACGCTCCAAAACATCAAGATCCCCGGCATGGGCACCAGCGATGTCGGTGACATTCTCGGCACGAACACGCTCGCCAAGTTCGCGAGCGGCGGCTATCTGCTGGACGTTTTCAACCAGCTAGGGCAGCTCGGCGGACAATACGGGCTGCTTGCGCCGCTGGCGAAGGATGCCAATGCAGCGATGTCGAACGGCGGCGGCGGCTCGTGGGGCGATGCCGCGCAGTCGCAGGCCGCGTTGGCGCTCTCGACTCAGGCCAGCACCGAACAGCTGACCAAGTATCAGTCCGAACTCGACAAAACCGGCGTGACCGGGCAGGCCGCGTATGAAAAGCTGGCGAACAGCCAGGCGCAATTTGCCGACGCCGAACAGCAGCGCGCCGGGGATCATCAGGCGCGGCTCACCAGCATCGATCAGGCGGCGCTCGGTGGCCGCGCGACGGCGCAGCAAAGCTACCGCGATGCCGACGCCGACCGGCAAGCGAGCTACCAGGAGCGCCAGCGCAGCACGCTGGCGACCGCCGCACGCGCCGAAACCGACGCGCTTGCCACCGAACAGGATCGGCAGGCGGCGGCGACCGAACAGCAGCAGGCCAAGATCGCCGACCTGCACACCCGCGCCAGCGACCTCCAGACCGCGCGCCAAACCACCGACGTGGCGCACGAGCAGGACTATCAGGCCCGGCGCGTGGAGGCGGCGACGGTGGCCGCGCAGCAATTGACCGACATGCAGACGCGCGAGCATGACCGGCAGGCATCGTCCGCGCAATCGTATCAGGATCGGATCGGCCAACTTGTGCAGCGCGGGGCCGATCTGCAAACCCAGGCCGTCGAAGCCGCCGCCGACCGGCAAACCCAAGCCGCTGAGCGCGCTAGTGACCGGCAAACGCAAGCCGCCGCCCAGCTCGCCGACAGGGAGCAGCAATACGCGCAGCGCACCGCCGATCTGCAAAGGAGCGCCGCCGACGCACAGCAGACCAATAGCGAGCAATTCCAGGAAGATCGGCAAACGCGTGCGGGCGATCATAACGACCGCCTGGGCGACCTGCAAACGCAGCTGCACGCGGCGGTCGATGCCAAGCAAAAGGCCAGCATTCAAAAGCAGATCGATAGCGAGGATGAGCGCTACGCCAAACAGGAAGCCAAGGCCCAAACCAGCTATGATCGGCAGGCCGAAAAGGCCGAAAAGGCGTTCGCCAAACAGCTGGAGCAGGCCGCGCAGACGGCGGCACGCGCCGAGCAGCAGGCCGCGTTGCAGCAGGCCAAACAGGACGCCCAGGCCGCGACACAACTGGCCCAGCAGGACGCCCAGGCGCTGAAACAGCTCGCCAAGCAGCAGGCCACGCTGGCGACTCAGCAGGCCGCGCAAGATAGCGCCTACGCCAATGCGGAAGGTGCCGCCAGCGCCGCCTATGCGCGCCAGCTTGCGACCGCCGACCGTGTGACCGCAAGCCAGCTCGCCAAGCTCCAGGACACGCACGCCAAGCAGATCGCGAGTGACGAAACGCGCTATCAGGCCGATGCCGCCAGCCTGCAAAAGAGCTTCAATGCCGAGAGCGACGGCTACAATCGCGGCGAGGCCAAACAGGCGCAGCATCTCGCGACCAATCGCCAGCAGCGTCAGGCCGCGCTGGCGCAGCAGCTGACCGACGCGCAAACCGCCTTTGATACGGGCGAGCTGAAGGCGCAGGCCGCGTTCGACAAGCAGCAGAAGGTCGCTGACTCGGCGCACGCCCGCCAGCTCGCGAGCGAAAATACCAGCTTCGCACGCCAGGAAGCGAGCGCGCTGACCAGCTACACCAAGCAGCAGGGGACGCTTGACACGGCGCTGGGCAAGCAGCTGCTGGCCTACACCGACACGCAGCGGAAAATGAGCGCGATCACCGGCCAGGAGGCCGACAAGCGCCACGCGCTGATCGCCAGCGAGTTCGGCGTGAATCCCGCCGCCGCACAAGGCCAGTTCGCGGCCTATCTGGCGCAGCTGAGTAATCCCAGCGGCATCACGCCATCGGTCGGCGGCGCGGGCGAACGCGGGGCCGGACTGTCGGGCGTGCAGATCAACGGCGGGGTGCAGATCTATATTCCGGGCGGATTGGACGCAGCGGCGAACGCACAGGCGATTCAGGCCGCGCTGTTGCAATTGCAGGCGCGCAACGGAGGCACGGGCATCCGATGACACGACCGACCATCCAAGTCAGGATCGCGTTTGGCAATGCGCCATTCGCGGCAATCGCAGGCCTTACCTGGGTCGATATTTCGGCCTATGTGTGGCTGGACGGCAATCCCGGCGGCAGTCCGATCACGATCAATCGCGGGCGGCAGTTCGAGCTGGACGCCATGCAGGCCGGGACGTGTTCGTTCATGCTTGACAATCGGGATCGGCGCTTCGACCCCGATAACGCCGCCAGCCCGTACTGGCCGAATGTCATCCCGACCCGGCGTGTGAACGTGCGCGCAACCTGGAACAGCGTGGTCTACGATCTGTTCACCGGCTACGTGGAAAGCTGGGTGCCGCTTGATCCGAGTATCGGCGCGGTCGCGCAGAACCTGGTGCGGCTGACGGCGGTTGACCTGTTCAAAGCATTAAACTACACCACCTTCACGATGAACGAGACGGGCAACAACAACCCGGTCAACGTGATTAGCGACGTGCTCAACGTGATCGGCTGGCCGGCTGCGGATCGTGACGCCGGGGTCAACAGCCCGACGCAGATCCCGGCGCAGCTGTATCCGTCGCAGCCCGCGCTTCCGGCGATCCAAACGATTGCGGCGGCGGACGGCGGCACGTTTTTCATTGAAGACGACGGGCGCACCGTCTATCATGATCGCTATTGGTCGGCGCGGAATAGTACCAATTTCGCGCTGTTTGGCGATGCATCGAGCACGGCCACCACGCCGCTGTTCGGCGCGCATACCGCTGTCGCGACGAGTATCCTGCTCAATAGCGCTGCGGGCTTTCCTACCATTGGCACCGTGCAGATCGACAGCGAGTTCATCGCCTACACCGGCATTAACACGTCGTTCTTTCCGCCGACACTGACCGGCTGCACGCGCGGAGCGTATGGCAGTATCGCCGCATCGCACGGCAACAGTGCGCCAGTCACGGGCGAACTGCCGTATGTCGATGTGCCGTTTTCGTTTGATGACACGCGGCTGATCAATCACGCCGAGGTCACGCGCGCGGGCGGCACCGTTCAGGTGGCGAATGACGCCGCCAGTCAGGCGACCTACGGCGTGCGTGCGAAACAGATCACCAATCTGCAAATCACGACCGACGCCGAGGCGCTGTCGCGCGCACAGTACCTGCTGATTCTGTACGCGCAGCCGTATATGCGCGTGCAATCCTTCGTGCTGAATGGCGATCTGGCACCGCTGACGCTGTGGCCGCAAATACTCAGCCGCACGTTCGATGACAAGATCACCGTGCTGCGCCGACCGCCGGGCGGGGGCAGCACGATTGCGAAAGTGGCGCGCATCGCCGCGATGAGCCAGAGCATCGGCGCGGCGCAGTGGCTGACCAACTGGCAGGTGTACCCGGTCGGCAATGATCAGTTTTTCATACTCGACAGCGCGATCAACGGCGTGCTCGACACGAGCCGACTCGCATATTAGGAGACTGCAATGGCATGGAGCGCACCCGTCGCGTTCACAGTGGGATCCGTGCTCACTGCGGCGCAGATGAACGCGGTTAGCGATAATCTCAATTACCTGAAAGGCACCGCAGGCCCGGTGGTGTTCGACAACACGCTGAACGCGGTGCTGACGACCGGCGCGAGCGTCGGGGCTGAAGGCACCGCTAACGGGAGTAACGCACGGATGCGCTTGGCGGCGAAGCAGGCGGGCGGCGCGGTGGTGGACTGGCGGATCTTTGCCAACGCACTCTCGAATGCGGGCGAGTTCTCGATCTACGACAATCAGGCAGCACTGGAGCGGCTGCGGATCGACGCCGCAGGCAACGTCGGCATTGGCACGACCGCGCCGCAGGCCAAGCTGCATGTCAAAGGTGCGGCGGGCGGCAACGTCGGTTTTTTCGAGGGCAACGGCATCACGAGCGGCACAGTGACGGTGTTGCCGACCGGCAGCTTCACGAAGTTTATGTGCATCTTCGGCGGGGCGCGGGACGATACGTCCGCATTCACGAATACGTTTTCCCAAACACTACCCTCCGGTGCCGGGGGAACCGCTTTCTTTGGCTCAGGCGCTCCGAATCAGCTCGCGGTCGCGACCGCGAGTGGTGGCGTGACCATCAGCCGCGTCGGCGGCACCGATACGTATTCGTTTTGCGGCTGGGTGTTTTACCTATGAAAGACCAGATCACCGCCCGCCGCGCCGCGCTTGCCGCGCAGATCAGCACGGCCCGCCTCGCGTTCGCCGACCTGGAGGCGCAGCGCGACGGCGCGATCCGGGCGCTCGCCGACCTCCAGCGCAGCCTCGACAGCGCGGTCGGCGGCGTGCGCGAGCTGGATGCGCTATTGCAGCTGGAGCCAATCGTGACGACAGGAGAAGACGAATGACAGGTTACGCGGGCGCGGCACCGTTCACCAGCGCAGCGATGTACTCGCCGCGTGTCAGCGGGCCGCGCTGCTTGTCGATGATGGCAAGGACGGCGGGAGGAATGTAGCAATGCAGGATGACGTTATCTTTGCGGGGACGGCCTCCGGCTGGGGTGCGGAGGCCGCCGCGCTGGGGTTTGTCGGTCATTTACAAAACCTTTCACGCACGCGCATTAGTGCTGCCTCGGTAAATCCAGCGGGGGGCATATCGTCAGCCCCGCCATACAAGTACCACGCTTTTATTGCTGCCTCGTGCTCGGTCATGATTTTAGCCGCACGAGCCGCCTTGGGCTGTGCTGAGGGACGAATGACACGCGGACACGGTGTAGGCGCGGGAGGATTGGCAGCAAGTGCCAGTGCTGCTAACTCCCGCGTAGTCGCATTAAAGCGGTTTCGTATCACCTTCCAACCCGGTCGCTTGCTGCTTGGGTGGCTCATTGCTGGTTCCTTTTGGCTTGCCTGGGCTTCGTCGCTCAATCTTATACCGCTCAATTTCGGATAGCTCAATCAGCCAATCCCGCCCGATCCGCTCTGCCTTCAAGATACCGCGTTGACACAGTGTCTTCACGGAACCAGGCTGTATGCCTAGCTCCGTCGCTGCTTGCTTAGTGGTCAGCATTTATGCGCCCAACTTTCGGGCTGCGTGTGCCGATGTAAACCATTGTATTGCTCTCTTTCGTATACGTTGCTTCTAACTGATGTTATTGTACCGCATACGGGACAGATTGTCAATAGCCCAAGTGTTCGATTTTCAATAGTCCAAACGGAGCCAACAGCATGACAGCACTTCCTAGCACCATCACGCGCTACACCGGCGCGAACGCGTTCTCAGCTGAGGACGCGCACGGCAATGTCTTCTACGCCTTCCAGAAGCAGAACGACGCGGGCACGGTCGTCATGGTCACGCCGGACGGCAGCACCACCGAGGTGCTCTCACTCCCCGGCAGCGGGCGACCGGCGCTCGAATGCAACCCGCTCGTGGGGCTGTGGGCGGTCGGCAACAAGGAAACCGGCTCGCACGCTACGCCGCCGCGCTATCGGATCACCGCCTACGTCCCGTTCGCAGCGGGGCAGCAAGGGGCGCCGGGCGTGCCGGGCGTGCCGGGCGCGGGCGGCGTGGCGCTGTTCGATGCGCCGATGGTGTCGCCAGACTGGAGCGGGCGCGTGTTCGGCGGCGGCGTGCTCATCGACATTCCCGCGACGTTCGGCGTACCACCGGCGGCGGCGTACCTGATCCGCCTCGCGGCGTCAGCGGGCGCGGCGAACGTCAAGGTGCGCGCTGGCACCGAGGCGGCTCCGTATTTTTTGACTCTGAATACGCAAGCGCCCGGCGTCGAGACACACACGCAGGGCTTCGTGCCAGGGCCGAAGCTGTGGGTGTCCACGGCAGGCGGGGCGGCGACGGTCTGGCTACAGGTCGTCGGGCGGGCGGGGTAAAGCGATGCCCCGCCGGGATGTCCCGGCGGGGCGTGGGGGCTGGGGGCCTAATATGCGATCACGCTATCCACGCCTCGTACTGCGTCGCATCATAGCAGTCCGGCACGCATTCGACTGCACTACCGCCGACATTCACCGCGTAATACTTCATTAATTGGTCAACCCCGATCACGTGGGCGGCGGCGTCCCACGGCGCCGCGGGCGCATAGCGCGCTTTGTGCGCCACGGTCGTACCGTTGACCACGAACCATTCATCGTAGCGCCGCCCGCTGCGGGCCTGCTCTGCGGCCTTCTCGGCAATGACGCGCCGGATGCCTTCGCTAATCATAATAATCATTTCACACCCCCATGATCTCAAGGTGCTGCGCGGCCAGCCGCGCCTCGCAAAAATCCGCCACGTCAAGCAGGTCACGACCGCCAACCCCACCGCTGTCGACGTGCGCAGCGTAGGTAGCGCGGCGCTCCGCCGCATAGGCAGCCAGCGCGGTCGCGTCAATCGGCGTGCGTCCGGCGGGGCTAGGCTCGCCGCAGACGGCCTCGAACAGCGCGTGCAGATCCCTACCATCGATTTCGCCGAACTCGTCGCGGCGGTCGTACAGGTTTTGTGCGTTCATTGTCTCTCTCCTTATTCGGCACGCCGCATTGACGTGCTCTGCTGCTGCTACGAACTCAACCCCATCTCCACCACGATCTCGAAGTGCGCCTTGAGCAGCGTGACCGCGCTTTCGCGATCCCCCGGCTCGTTCCGCCGCACCAGCTCCTCCGCCTCCTTGACGGCATCCGCTGCGTCCAACGTCCAACCCTCGCCCGACACAACCGTCTCGTTCGGGCGCGCCCCGAAGCGCTTGAGCGTGACCCGCCCCGGCACGCGCCCGTGGATGCCGTAGCGCTCCGGGGTCGCCGGTGCGAGCGCCGCCGCGAGGAGCAGGTCGCGCGCCCAGCTCTCCATCGAATTGCCGCTGCTCCTCGCGGCGGACTGGATGCGGGCGTACTGATCCGCATCCATCCGAATACTCATCTGTGCCATCAGCGTAGCTCCTTGCTATCCTACGCCGCGCTGATTAGCGCGGCGTTGCGTGGGCGGCGGGCGGGCGGGATTACACGAAGATGACCTCGCCGCGATCCGAGATACACTTGATACCGCCATCGCTGCTGACGTACTCCGGCGTGCCTTGCGGGCCGAAGCCGCGCACGAGCCATGTACGCCCCGCCCATTCCACGGCTCCCTCGCCGTCGAAGGATACGACGCGACCATTCGATGGCGAGTGGTAGCCCTTGTTTCGCAGCACCGCCTTGGCGAGTGCGTGCAGGGCGTTCGGCTTGATTTGATAGCGGTCGGCACGCCGCCCTGCGACGGTGCGCCACGCGATAATCCGCGCTTCGTCGGCGGAGACTTCCTCGTCAAAGACGACATCGTTAACGCAAAACTGGAACCACTTGGATTCCGGCCAAAACCCATCCATTCGATGATCGACTGAGAGACGCGTAACCGACACACGGACTGGGCGAGCCTTCGCCCGTACTTCCTCGTCGGTCAGCACGGGGATGCCGTCCTCGGAGTCGATGTCCAGCAGATACGTGTGAACGATCTTCATAGTGGCCTTTCCGCGCCGCATCGGGCGCTTCTCTGTACTACTTTGCCCTACCGATGTGCATATCATAGCACACAATGCTTGCATTGCAAGCAGAGATTTATTGCAATATCGTAGCGAAATGCCACATTCTTGTCACACCAAAAAGCGCCTGACTGCTCAGGCGCTCGGTAGGATGGGGAGGTGGTGGGGCTAGGGTCTTGCTATGCCTAATTGATCACGAAGAGCATCTTGCTCTGGCGTGCGCTGTACATATCGGACAGTAGGTGCTGGTGGGACAAACAGCGTGTCATAGATCAGGCTGGCGCGAATGTACGCTGCGCTTCCACCGCGCGATACGCCAAAGCCTGCATGGATCGTGCTGGACTTTGACGGTTTGGCCGCTGTTTTATTATGTACGATCATGCGCTGGATCGCTGCCATTTCCGCCGCGTTCAACGCCAGTTCTGGCGGGTTCACGGAACGTTCTAATTGTGGTTCTACGCCGTTCAGTAGCGGAAATTCGCTTGAACGCGGTTCGTCGGGTTCTTCGTCTTCATATGACGAAATCCACACGCGCCTGCTTGACATATCGCTCGGTCGCGTGTGGATTGCCTTCTGCACACCCGCCCCCCACCACGCCGCGAATACATCCCAGGCATCAACGATCTTACCGATCAGCATAGAGAGCAGCCCGACCACAAGCGCGCCGATCACGATAAGCAGCACGACGGTATTTAACACATCATCTTGTGTCATCGGGCAATCTCCGATTACTCAACTAGGCGGCTTTCAGGGTAGTAGGCGATCAAAAACGATACAAGAATAATAATACCCCACGCGAGCTGAAAAGGCAACGGGGCATTTCGCGTCGTGAGAATGCCAATCAGCAGCGCAGCCACCAGCGGCCCGTAGCCAAGCGCGGTCAGGATGGTGTCAAAAAACCGCGCAGGCCACGATACGAGCGGCACATCGTAGTAGTGCCATTCGAGGAACGTGAGCAGCGCCTGTGCGCCAACGCCGCCCGCAATCGCGGCCCAGTTCGGCCGCAGGGCGCGGATGCTGGCGATAAGCGGTTCCCATCCGCCTGCGAATGTCGCTATGGTGCCGAGAGCCGACACGAACAACACGATCCAAGCGGTCGCACGCTCAACCTTTCCGCGCTGCTTTCGCAGCGTAGCGCGGCGCACGACGGCGCTCTCTTTCGCGCGCGGGGTGACCAGTGGTGCTGTTGTTACTGCCATGTCTATGCTCCTTCGAGGCTGATAGTGCCGTCTTTCACGCCGCGCCAGACCGTGCTTTCACTCCTGCCACTTGACTGCGCCAGCGCTCTCACGCGCGCTGTCTTTGAGAGTGAGAGCGCTGGCGCGGTACTCTCAAATGCGAGTGGCTGGACTGTCGTGATAGTGCCGTGATAGTTCATGCGCTCGCGCATGAAGTCGTCCACTATCAAACTCATTTCTTCGTGCTGGGTCAGTTTCAGCCGGAACTCCGCCACCTGCTCGTGCGCGTGCTCGCGTGCTGCCTCCATCGGATCAATGAACAGTCGCTCGATTGTCCTGAAGCACTGCCACGCGATGACGACCAGCACCAGCGTGGCGACCACTGTCAGCGACCATGCGATCACTGGCGGGTTGTGCTGCAAGAGCAAGTACAACTCTCGTCCGAGCGGCACGATGGAAATGAACGGTAGCAAGTGCCGCAGCTGCACAAACGGCGACTCGATCTTCGTCAGGAACAGAACCAAGCCAACCAGCGACAGCACCTCGATCACCGCGACCATTGGCACCGCCAGCCACCAGCCGCCGAACATCGCATACCAGAACAGCAGCGCGGATGCCGTTGACAGCGAGAACGGCACCAGCACGAACGCGACGTGAATAGCGAGGCTGATCTTGCGCCGCCTCGTCCAATAGTGCATCATATCAAATCCTTCCATATATCCCCGCTCGGCTTAATCCCAGCGGCCCGCAGCTGCGCCAGCTCCGACTCAACGAACGCATCGTGCGCGGCGTAGGGGTTCCCTCGCGGCTTACGTAGCGCCACTGCGATGCACACGACGAACGCGGCGACGACGATGAAGAGAGCGAAGTCAATGATGAGGAAAGCGAAGTCAATAGTCATCGATAGGCCTCCAATGCGTGCGCGTCAGGAGCGCGATCCCAAATGTCCACATGCTCAGTATCCGCCCGCGAGTCGAAGCCATGACAGGCGAACATTGGCTCGCCATCAGCTCGATCTGCCATACCAAGTGTTGCGTCAAACTCGGCATAAAATCCATTGCGCCACACTTCGACAAATCCGCGCGTATACATGGCATCCGCCTCGTTGCGCGTGTAGCCAAGCGCCCACAAGAACGGCGCGATCTGTTCCCAGCGATAATGGTAGCCAGGGAAGAACGTGCGGGTGTGGCGCGCGGGCGGCTCGTCTTCTTGCTGCTCATCATCATCATCGTCATACACTGCTGCCGACGACGAGCGCGGCGCCAGCGCGAAGCCGACGATGAGCGCGACGAGGACAGCACCGAGGACAACCCAGCCAATGATCATGTCAATGCTCCTTGTAATAGGTCACGCGGATCGATACTCACGCCGTCTTCGCGCAGTTCGAAATGCACATGCGGGCCGGTGCTTTGTCCGGTGCTCCCAGCGAGGGCCACCACATCGCCCGCCCGCACAGTCGCGCCATCGGCGACCGTGAACGCGCTCAGGTGGCACATCAGCACTTGCCGACCGCCAGCCGTAATCAGCACGCCATTGCCGCACGGCCATGTACTCGACAGCGCAGCCGTGCCGTCCAAGACCGCGTAAACGCTTTGCCCCTCCGACGCTCCCAGGTCGATCCCAGGATGCCCTTCGCTGTAGCCGGTGCCGCTTTGCCAACACGGATCGAGCGGACAGCGTGGCGCAACCGGCGGCGCAGCCACGCGATACACCGGCCAGTCACTCCCGTAGCCATAGTGCGACTCGGCCCACGGCGACGCCCATAGCGCCTGCTTCGCTCCGTCCGCGTCGTTCGCTTGGAGTGCGGCGACAATCGCGCGAAAGTTCGCTTGCGTGACGGTATCGACAGCGGCAGATACGCCGTCCTGATAGCTGGCGTAATGCCCCACGCCGCACGCGCCGTCGGCATTGATCGCACCGACGAAGTTGTGTCCACAGATCGTCGTGTTGAGCGGGTTGTTGCGCTCAAACGCGCCATCGCCGCTATCCTCTGCCAGCGTCCACGCGACGACCATTGCGACCGTCGCGGGCGTCGGCTGCACGTTGCCCAGCGCCGCGAGGAAGTCCACCGCCCAGACCTCGCGCGCCGTGGTGGGCGCGGGTGCGAGGCGAGCCGGTGCTGCGGTGGCAAGCTGGTGCTGGCGGGCGAACGATGCCACGCCAGCGACCAGGGCAATCAGCACGACGGGAATGATGCGGCCTATCATTGCACCCTCTTGAACGCAACAACCCAGCACCACGGATTCGCTGACCAGCCGTATCCGCGCTTCGCGTTGATGGAGTCCCAGAGTTCGATAAAATCGCGCTTCAAGTGCTCGGTATCTCGGCCTGGCTCAAGTTGTACGCCTTCTGCGGCACAATCTTTGGTTGTAATATCCGCCACCTGCTCCACCCGCACGCTTGTGATCTCCAATGTCAGGCGCGACGCCCAACGAGGCATGAAGATTGAAGGCTTCCAGGCTGATGTTTGCCGCCCGCTCCATTCAACCGGCGACGGCAGTGGATGACTCGCGCAGCCATCGAACGGCTGCAATCCTTCGTTATCGGCGCGATAGAGTACGCGGTCGCTCATCCAGTTTGGATGCTTACCCGTACCGAACGGGTGCCACGTCTCGCGCACCCACAGCTGATCTCCGACACGCCCGTAGGGACAGTACTCGCCAATCAGGTCGGTCATTGTTACCGCGCTTCCCCCGCCAGCCCTGCGCGGCACCATATGCATTTTTCTTCCGTCGTAGGTTCCCCATCGCGGGCACCCGTTTTCGGTAACGGTCGGCTGCGGCTTCACAACCCGCCGTGTCTGTGTCTTCCTTCCGTCGAGGATGGCGCGCACCATCGGCGCACTAAACAATATCGGCTTCATCTTCACTTCCCGCACCGCGCCGCGACCCGCGAGACTCGGCACGCGCCCGACCCGGTAACGGTCTGCGCGGCTCCGTCCGCGCTGACCTGATGCACGATCACAATCGGCTGTGGCGCGACCTCCACGACCGTCCCCGCCGCGTCAACCGCTGGCTGGGGCTGCGGCGCGGGGATCGTCACGGCCTGCGGCGCTTGCCCCGCTGGGACGCTCTGGACGATCACCGCCGGATCTGCTTGCTGCGCTCGTGCGGCGCGCAGCTCGGCTTCAAGCCGCTGCATCTGCGCCTTCACCGTGTCAAGCTCGGTCGCGCTGGGAGGCAGCGTCGTCACCGTGACGGCTCCGGCCTCAGCGAAATACGCCGCACGAATCTGCGGCCAGCACATATAGCCGACGCCTGCGATCAGGATGAGCGTCGCCACGCTGGCGAAGATTTTCAGCGCCGTGTCGATTGCCGCCCCGATCCCTGCCCCGCTGCGCGTCGGACGTGCGCCGGGGATGACTTCGTTTCCATTGACATCGAAGAGTCGTCGCTGTGCCATTGTGGTATTATTCCTCTCGTATTCGCTTCGGATACACCGCTCGACGCTGGTTCTACGCTGGCGTCGAGCATCGTTGATTAGCTGATTGATTTCGCCGTAAAACCACTTACTATCTACGCGGATGGTGTGACTGGCGGCTCTGGCACATCTCCAAGCGCAGATACGCGCACCTGATATGGATTAGCGATTCGACTGTTCTCTCCGTGGCATGAATATCCCGCCCCGATAGCCAGTGCGTTCGCCACGAGCCATGCAACTTGGTTAAACAGGCTTTCGGGAATATCAATTGCCAACCGGCGATCAATGATCAACTCGATAGTTCCGTCAGGTCTATGGTTCGCAGTTAGCCCAGGCACAGCGCAGCCATTCACTACCACGCGGTTTTCTTCAAACGGGCCGATAATTTCCGCTGTCATTGCATTACCTTTCACTGTCAATCCTTATCGTAGCAATTCGTCACATTCCGTCACTGATCTTCTTCTTGACCTTCGGCCCCGCCTTGCGCGGGCTGTCCCGGTAGGCCTCAACGCTCTCGCGCTCCACCTGCCACGCCGCGCCGAACTTCTCCGCCTTCAGCGTGCCGAGCGCGATCAGCGTGTTGACCCGCCGCCGCGACACCTTGAGTTCGTCGGCGGCTTGCTGAGTGGTCAGCGCTGCAATCAACGAGGACTGCGGCGCGTATACGATGGCTTGCGCCGATGGGACGTTTGCTGGGTGTACAGCCACGCCCCCAGCCAATTCTCTGCTTTGTGGGCGGCGGACTTCCGATCCCACCACGGTTTTAAAAGCATCGTTTTCTCACTCCTTTCTCTTTCTACCGAGTCAATCGTACCACGCTTGGAATGATTACGCAACAAAGGAATGTGATCAGTATCGTAGCGCTCCTGTCACATTCTGTCACATGTTAGTCGAGGTGATATCCTGTGCTGAGTATTTCGTTCAGCTCTTTCGCAAGATCGCGGAGATTCTGCTGCGCCTCGGCGTGCAGGCGGGTCGCTTCGTATGTCTTTTGGATATAGCCGTCGCGCATCTTCTCCGATAGCTTGGCGTAACACACGTTCGAGAATGCGTCATCCCACAGCCTGTGCGATTTGCTTTCCAACTCAAGGCACGTTCGTAGTCGGTCAAATAGCTGCATCCTGTTCCTCCTCATTTCACAATGTTTTGCGCATAATCTCGGCGTGCGTCGCCACCAGCGCCATCGCATCGCCCAGCCGCGCCTCCAGCGCATCGGCGCGCGCGTACCCCTCAACGAGATCGTCAAGCTCGATGGGCAGCCAGGTCAAGGCGACCCAGCCAAAACACAGCCGCCAACTATAGCCCCGCTTGGCGTAGACTCCGCCCCAATCTCCCCACGACAATGCTACTGTTCCTTTTGGCATCCCCGTCCCTCCTTAACCCACATTCTATTTTGGCCGGTACGTTCTCAGCACGTCTTCCGCCAGCGCCATCGCCTCGCCCAGCCGCGCCTCCAGCGCATCGGCCCGCGCGCGATACTGCGCGACCAGCGCCTCCTGCTCGGCGAGCCGCTCGCGGAGCAGGCCGTTGGCCGTCCGTGCGTCGCGCAGCTGCTCGGCGTCGCTTCGTGGCAGTGCTTGGCTGGTCATGGTTGCTTCTCCTCATATGCAAATTCAATGCGCGTTACTAGGGCATCAGGAGCACAGCCGTTGAACGTGCAAAAGAATGCCACAAACTGCGCGGGCGTATATTCTGGAAAGCCTTCACGGTCGCAATCGTCTTGCGTAATCATGTTGAGCGGTTCGCGCCGCACGCTCACGACCCAGACCGGGCCAAGCGCAACGATCTTTTCGCCTTTCTTCAAGCCTTGCGCCTTCTCTACGCCCATCAGAAAATCGCCTGCTTTCAGACGCGCCCAGCCCATTCGGCGCGTTACGGTCTTGGTGCGCGCACGAAACTGCGGCTTGGTTGCCGAAAATGAAATGTTACGCATTCTTCGTCTCCCGTTGATAGCGCTGCCACACGGCAACGCGGCTGATCTACACGAAGCACATCCCTAGCCCGCACTGGCGCGCTGGGTCTTTGCGATCTTCCACGTCAAGATCGGCCTCGCGTAGCGGCACACGGCTACGATGGAGCCACACGCCCGATCCGCCACGAAACCTATCTTCCTCGCGTATTTCCTCATCGAGCACGCACGCGGCTTCAAAATCGGCGGGGTCGTTTGCGCGGATGTTGCGCCACTCGGCATTATCCAGATTGGCGCACATAAAGCACGCGCTAGGGGTCGGGTCAGGCCAGCCAGCGGCGCGGATAATTTGACGAATATCTGCTTTTGTGAGCATCATGTCGACCAGTGGATACAATCGGCCCTGCTCTCCTTTGATCCGCTGGCGTTCATCATACGTAAAGCCAATCCAGTGCGTGCGCTCGGCAGCGACCGGCGCACCAGTTTGCCGCAGGTAGCGGTCAACAACGCGCTGTTTCCATTCGTTTGAGCAATAAGCCGAGAGTTTGCCAGTTGCGGTATACGCCGGCAACAATAGCGTTCCCTGATGCGAGTAAATGTCAACCTTCGCCAGCGAGCGCGGCGCAATCTCGATCTCCAGTCCCAACGCCCGCATACGCGGCTGGGCCGTTTGCTCCAGGTACCGCCATGTCGTCTTGCGTTCGCGTCCCGTGTCCGCGATCACGATCCGATCGGGGCGCGGGAGCGTGCCTTGCTCAATCAGCACGAGCATGCCGGTGGTCTGCCAGCCACCACCGTAGTTAAGTATTTGTGTGTTCATGGTTCCTTTGCCTCTCGTTGATAGCGCTGCCACACGGCGGCGCGGCTGATCTGAACATCGAAGTCATACGCTAATCGGCGCGCAATCCGTGCGAACGATAGCCCGTCCTGATCCCGCAGTCGCACGATGATCGCGGATACGGCGGCGCTCGCGGCTTTGTCCAGTTCGCCCGCCGGTCGGAAGGCGTTGCGATTACTCATCGGAAGGCGCTTAGCGGGCGCACGCCGTCCGGGTAGTCGATCACAACATCCCAGCCTCCGTAAACGGTCGTGATCGTGCGTATCATTCCTTCGGGTATGGTCAGCGCTTCGACGCCCGCGTATACCGAAACGCAAACCTTTTTCCACTCTTGATCTGTAAGCCCTCGCTTATCGCGCATATCTTGCGTGAAGAAAGAATCATCCGCGAATCGAAATTCGTACTCTAGCGCGTCACAAGATTGCATAGTCACGTTCTCCTCTAATAATCCATCTGCTCACGCCCTGATCTGCGGCGCGTCCAAGCCCAGCGCCCGTGCGCGCTCGGTCGCCGCCAGCAGCTCGCCCGCTGGCGTCAGCGGAAACACGCGGCCCTTCTTCGCGCCGCGCGGCCCCCACTGCGCGAGCCAGCGGTCGTGATGGATCGTGACGCCGACGTACTTGGATGCGAACGTGCGCGGCGTGCTGCTGGCGGGCCGCTTGGGCTTGGGCTGCGGCGGCACGTCGGCGGCTTCGGCTTCAGCTTCGGCCTCGACAGACTCGCGCCGGAGCAATGCGCTCCACAGGCACACGTCGCGCTGCAACGTGACGCCCTGCGCGGCGAGGTCGGCGGCGGTCGGGTAGATCATATCAGCTCCATTGTTGCGTGACCATGCTTGCGCTGCTCGATCACCCGGTGCAAGCAAAAATAGCATTCGCTGGACGGGTCGTCATTATCCTCTTGATCGTACTCGATGGTGTTGGGCTTGCCGCAGTTCGGGCAAACGATGCGCTCGCCAACGCGGCGTAGATCGTCACAGGAGGCGATTTGCGCGGCGCACCAAGCGCAGCCTAGGTCAAAGCTATCTTTGCTGTTCATGCCTTCCCCCCTTGTGACCGCCAGGCGATTGCGGCGGACGCAGGCACGAACGCCCAGCCCGGAAACATCAGTTGCTTTGTCGGCTGCGGTTGCCCGGCCCGCCACAGCGCTTCGAGCTGCGCATCCCGTCGATACTCCGGCGGGAACGTGCCGGGCGCGTGGAACAGCGGCGTGCCACCGCGCAGGATCGCCATCGGGAACGCGGCGCGCTTGACGGTCGGCTCGGCGGTGTTGTCGTGCGTCATATCGCTCCAATCGCTTTCAACGCCTGATCGGGCGTACACCAAACGTGAATCTTCACGCCAACGCGGGCGAAGTCGTCAATCAAGGCCCGCTCGGCTGGCGTCAAATCCTTCTCAGCGGTGCGGGCGTCGTTCTTGATCTCTGCCCAGAACAGTTGCCCGCGATACGCGACTAAAATATCGAGCATCTTGGGAAACTGATACGTTTCCCTGACCGCCGCGCCGACGCCTTGAAGCGTTGTCACAATCGGCGTATGCATGAGGTCTTTCTTGCGTGCGTGCTGCATTGTCAAGCCTTCCCTGCTATGACATCACAGGTCTTCCACAGCGGATACGCTGGAAGGCGCGTGAAGTCGTCGCATTTCGTGAAAGCAGCGACTTCGATCAGATGCTTTCCGCACCACATGTGAACTGGCCTGCCGCGCCTGTGCGCACATGTTGCGCAACAATCGATCACTGGCAGATTCATTGGAGTATGCTCGCTCATCGTGTAAGCCCTCTCAGCGCCCGTCTGCGCCTCGCTCCGTCTATCACACCGCCCGCCCGCTTTCCGTGCGTCACGTCAACGCTCAGGCGGCGTCACGTCAACGCTGATGTATGTTAATTCCATCTGGCCTGCGTCGATCTTACGCGCCCGCCGCGTCCGGGCTGCGTTCGCCATATGTCCAGGAAGGTCGCGCGCAAGATGGCACTTGCTGCACAGCGCGATAAGATTGCAATCCCGCACGTCCATCTTGTCGTGCATGTCGCCGAGAGTCCCGTCGTCCTTCGGAGCGCCGACGTGATGCACGCTCATCGTGCGCTTGTGCGTGTCGAACGTCTCGCCCGCCCGGCGGCACTGCATTCCGCAATCTTGACATTTCCAGTCCGCCGCGTCCTTGCATCTGCGGGCGATGTCGCTCCAATCGGCGGGGTAGCGCTTCCAGTCCACGGGCATTACGTCAGCCTCGCTTCCTGCCGTGCCTGCTCATAGTCAATCCCTGCCTCCGCGCAGCGTTTGCGCGCCTCGTCTTGATCGCGTGCCATATTCGAGCGCAGATACATCCGAAGGTAGAAGCGCTCATCAGCGTCGTGGATCGTCGCCAGCGCGGGTAGCTCGACGCGCGGCAGCGGCTTAGTATCCATCGACGGCACGGTACTTCTCCAAGTTGTCAAAGCGCGTCAACGGCGCGTTAAAGTGCAACTCCACCTTGCCGCACGGCCCGCCCCGATGCTTGACGACCCACAGCATTCCCTTGCCTTTGTCGGTCGTTTCCGGGTCCAGCTTTTCCGGGTTGATTACGAAGAGCACGATGTTGCTGTCGTTCTCGATGTCGCCAGCCTCCCGCAGGTCGGACAGGGTGGGGGTCGGACTATCGCGCTTCTCAATGTCGCGATTGAGCTGGGCCAGCATGAACAGATCCGCGCCCGTCTCCATCGCGAGCGCCTTCAGGCCGCGCGTCATCTCGCCCAAATCCTGCTGGCGAGTTTGATTCTTGCGACCGCTGGCGCGCATAAGGCCCAGGTAATCCACGATGATGAAATCCAGCGGGCCATGCGTCATGATGTGCTGAAGCGTCATGGTGCGAATATCAGCCAGCGAGAAGGTGCTGGCTGCGCGCGTGTACAGTGGCAATCGATTCACCGCGCCGACCGCCTCGGTCACTTTGCGGAACTGGTCGTCGGTCAGGCTGCCGCTCTGAATAATCTTGCCGTCGATGTTGCTCCGCATTGATGCGAAGCGGTCGGCGAGTTCTTCCTCAGTCATCTCCATTGAAAAGATTTTTCCGTGCTTGCCTTGCTCTGCCAAACTCAGGCCCATCGTGAGCGCCAGCGCCGTCTTGCCGTGACCCGGACGCCCGGCGATAGTGATCAGCCGCCCCGTCCGCGTCAGACCGTAGATAATCTCGTCAAGGTCGTGCAGGCCGGTGCTGGTGGCGGGCGCGCGGTCTTGACCGAGCCGGTCGAGCATCCTGTCCATCATCTCGCCAATCGAGGTCGCGCCGGCATCGTCGCGCGCGGTCGCCGCCTCGGTCGCGAGCGCAATCACGCCCGCACGCAGATCATCATCGGACACGCTCTCGTCGTATGCCAGCGCCGCCGCCTTGCCGCTGTTCCGGATCATCAGCCGCCGCATCGCGAGGCTCTCTACGGTGCGCGCATAGTGAACGATGTGATAGCTGGAAGGCGCGGCGTCGGTCAGGTCGGACAGGTACATCGTCCCGCCGACGGCCTCCAGCTGGCCGCGCCGCTTCAGCTCGTCGGACACGGTGCGCGTGTCGGGCGGCGTGCGCTGGCTGAACAGGTGCAGCATCGCCGCGTAGATGTCGGCGTGCCGCTGGAGATAAAACATCGTCGGCGTCAGCCAGTTCGCAATCGCTACCAAGCTATCGCGGTTGAGCAGGACGCTGCCGAGCGTCGCCTTCTCTGCGTCCAAATTCTGCGGCAGTTCTTCGATATGCATATCGCTACTTCCCTGCTGATCGTGATTCTTCTCGAATGGCCCGTCGGCGTGCCGCCGCTGCCGTTTGTTCCTCTGGTGTCAGCCGCTTCGACGGGTCGGCTTGAAAAAGCGGCAGGTCACCAGGGATTTGACCGTTAGGACGATGCCCGTTCGTGTGCGCTGCTACCCAAACTTCCCGTATCTGTGCTGGCGTCGGTCGGTCGCCCTTCTTGCCGCGCCAGTCATTCTTTTGGAAATAACTAGCCGTATGGCGAATATCTTTGACCGTTCGATCAGCATCGAGGCCAGCACGTTCTTGCTCTTTCCAAATCTGTGCCGCCGATTGGTTGACCTGTAGTTGCTGCTCACGAGTGCTGATACGTCCGATGCCGCAAACCTCTGCAAGTGTTTCTCGTATCGGTTTGGGTGTCGGTGCGTCAGCTTTCTTTTTAGGGGACGACGTGCGCGAAATTTTCGCGTCGTCAATCTCTTTTGCTTGATATGAGTCTTGAGTACCATATACATTATCTTCAAGGATCATTTCTGATCCTTCATTTGTCCTTGAAATGTCCTTGAAATGTCCTTGAGGCGTTTGTACTTCCACTTTCGTATCTTCAAGGATCATTTCTGATCCTTGAGTTGTACTTGAAGGATCGGCGGCTATTGGCCTGGTGCTCAGGATACGAAGGTCAATCCAGACGGGCCGAAACTTCACGCGCCACCCTCGTCGCCCCCGGTCAATCGCCTCGCTGAAGAATGGGCCTTCCTTGACGGCCTTCCACCAGCGCTTGACGGTTGGGTATGGTTCTTCCATGTCCCCGGCGGCTTCTGTGAGGTCAAGGTCTAGCCACCCGTCCCGCTGTACTAAGTCGTAACAGTAGGCGAGCAACGGTAGAGCTGGGCCGAGCGCGCGGGCCGGTTTGCTGTACAGTGCACCGGCCGGGATAGGTGGTTGCCACTTTGCCATGATTTACTCTTCCGGTAGAATGATGCGACCAAGCGCGCCGAATTGTGCGATGAAGGATTGAACGTTCTCGCCGTAATAGGCAATCGTGGTGCCCTTCTTGGACGGGCCATCAGATGTGCCATCGGCCTGATAAAAGCACACACGCTCACGTAGCATACAGACCGGCCGCCGCCGCCATAGGTTCTCCCACCAGATATAGCCAGGAGCGCTATTGACCAAGAGGACAGCTGCGGTCACGTCGCCATGGATGTACTCGCTGTCGAGCCGATCAACCCATGTGGGCGTGTCATCGAACGGCGGATTAAGCCATACGCGGCCTGCCCATTGCGGCTGCGCGGCGAACTGCGCTTGGCTGAACCGGCTAAGATCGCGTTTCAGTTCAGCATCGTTCGCGCGTGGCTTGTCAAAGTCAAATGCGCTCAGATCGAACTGGTAGTACGTTCCGGCCTGAATCCATCGTTGCGCAACATCTGAACTGGCAGGGTCGAGGTCGATACCTCCCATGACATTGCGGGCGCGTTCGATCAGTTCAGGCGGGGTGTACCATTCGACGGTGCCTTGACTAGTGAGTACGCTCATTGGCTGCGACATGACCGGCGGCACGTAGGAGCGCGCTATGCTCTGTTCGTAGGCTGATAGCGGTTCGTCGTCTTCGTCATCAGGCGGCGACACGAGCGCAAACCCGTCGTAGCGCCGTGCTTCCTGGGCTTGCTCGATAGCGTCTCGCGTTGCGCTGTGGGTGATCGTTTCGCCTTGCTCTGCGCGGGCGATTATGTCTGTTCGCACGTCCTCTGGAGTCGAAGGCGCGGCGAGTAGGTATAGGGCGCTCGGTGCGATTTGATAATCAGCAATTTGCTGATTTTGGAATACTTCAGCAACACGCATGAATCTTTTGGCGGTGTCCCAGCTCCAATCAAATTCTGTATTGAGCCAAGGCGTAAATTCGCCATGTCCCAACCGCGCCTTAACCTCGATTAACTTCTGCCCGATGTCGATAATGTCTGATGCGGCGCGCTTCATGAGCGCCTTGATCTCGCTCGTGCGCTGCTGCACAATGATGCGGGTTTCGCTATCCAGCGCGGCATAGTCGTAAAATGCTGTTTGGATTGCTACGGTCATTTTGTGCCTCAATCTGCTGACGTGGCGCACAATGTGCGCCACGTCAGATCGTTCCTGTTACCGCGTCCCCTGGTCGCATCCGCAATGCGTGGTGTAGCCTTGCCGCAGGTTCGTGCCAGACACATACACCACCTTGTCGCACGCGCAAATACAGCGCCAAAAAGCGTTGCGATGAATGATGTTGTTGGCTTTCTCAACGACGCGCAATAGACCAAACGTCTTGCCCGTCAAGTCCTCGATCTTTTCCCGTTCCATGGGTAGCTCCTTTTCGATGATTGCTTAGTATTCCTAGTTATTGCTTAGTATAACATATAACATCAGAGAATGCAATGCTAGACTAATCATTGGTTGGTGTGGTATACTGTACTTGACTCTTGTTCCGAGATGCGGTACAAACGGAGGCATGAAAATCGTGAAAAGCAATCTTTCCATACTGCTCGCAGAGCGCCAGCGGCGCGACGGCAAGCGCACGAGCCTGCGTTCGATAGCGCGCGATACCGGGCTGAATGAGTACACGGTGCGCGGGTTCGCAAACGATACGTTGTCTGAATATCCACGGAAAGCCATAACGGAACTCTGTCGCTATTTGAATTGCACACCCGGCGATCTCCTCGTCCTCTCCGATCCCCTCCCCGCCGCCCCCGACGAGCGCTGAACCGCGCTGGCGCGACCGCTCGCCGCCTCCAGCGCGGGATCGGCGCACTGTCACGCTGCGATCTCCTCAGTCCGTTCGATGTCCCGCAGTGCCTTCGCGCGAGCGAACACCGCGCGCACGATCTGAACCCGCGCCTGTCGGAGCTGGGCGGGCGAGAGGTGTCCGGCAATCAGGCGTTGGTAGTGCCGGATTGCCTGGTCGGCTCGCGTGTAGCGCTGCTGTGGATTCATCGAATAGTCTTTCTTCCAGCGCCTCCTCCTCTGCGGCGAAGGCGCTGATATACGGCATGTCACGCCACTGATAATCGTTCGCCTTCAAAACGCGCCTTCTCTGACTTGGAAGCAGGCCAGCCCCATGCCGCGCCACATTGCGACCACGGAATTTCGATCATCGACCGTGAAGGCGATCTCCCACCGCCCGCTGATGTACTGGTCAAACAGCTCGCGCTTGACCGCCGTATCTTCCCGATAGTCGCCTTCACGACGCATCAGCAGCCGCGTGTGGCAGGCCAGCCCGTGCTGCGCCAGCCACGCCTCGGTCTGGCTGCGATGCGAATCCGGCCGGCCGCTGATGTACAGGATCGCGTAGTGCGCGCGCGCCGCCATCGCGACGAGCGCCGCGACCGCTGGGTTCGGCGTGTCGTCAACGCAGGCATCGAAAAAGCCCTGCCAGTTCGGCGGCGACGCTTTGACGAAGTGGACACGATGCGATACGTCGCACAGCGTCCCGTCGAGATCGACGATGATCGCGGTCACGATACGTTCTCCTCAGTCGCCAGCTCGCCGGGCTGGGCGCTGCTTATCCGCTGGCTGGCTTCGATGCTCCACGCATCCCCGCGAAACGTGTGCCGCCCGCGCGTGTAGCGCTGGCTCGTCGGGCTGGCCTGCGGGCCGCGTGGGCGCATCGTCGGCGCGGGCGTGGGGATGACGACGCACCCCGCGTGCCACCTCAAGCGACCCTGATCGAGCCAGCGGTACACCGTGCGGCGGGTCACGCCCAGCAGGATCGCAGCGGCGGTGGCAGAGCCGCGTGTGAATTCGATGTCAGCCATGTTCGTCGTTGCCTTTCAGTGTTGTCGTGGGGGCGGGCGTCGTTAGGCGGCGGGGCGGCGAAGCCACGTCCGGGCCGCAAGCATCAGATCCGTCAATTCCGTGTGATGCTCCTCGCTCAGGTGGATGCTCAGGAGCGTTGCGTCATCCGGCTCGCTCCATATCCACTCGCCTAGGCTGTCCAACTCATCGATTGCGCCTACTAACGCCGCAATGTGCTGATGCGCGGTGTCAAGCTCGGCGCGTAAGCCGTTGATCTCGTTCTGTGTCATCGGAATAGCTCCTTGCGAATGTCAGGGCATCCTTGGATCGTGTGTCCAGACTGCGCACACGCCGCGCACACTGGCGGAATGCGTTTCAGCGCCTCGGTGATGCGCGCGCGGTTGAACGCAGTGCGGCTGGCGCGGCTGCTGCCGTGCGTGTCCACGTCCGCCGAGTACGTCTCAGAAATCTGCTGATTGCTAAAGTGTCCCATCGTGTCGCTCCTTTACATCTGCTCAACGAGCGCTTTCAATTCCGCCTGGGCCTCTAGGAACGCCGCCTTGTTGCGATGCTGGCGAGCAATGTCCATCCGCGCCACCAGCTCCGTCGCGCGCTGGGCTGGCGTCTGCGCCGCGAACTGCGGGCGACCCGCTTGCGCTGCGTTGAAGCGCTGGCCTTCGAGCTGTGCGAGGGTGATGTTTGCTAGGTTCTGCATTGCGGTGTCCTGTACTGCTTGCTTATCTGTATACAGGTATTATATACGATAAGTGTGTAATTGTCAAGCGCTATTACACAATTCTCATTGACAGCGCAACACAGATCAGTTATACTCAACGAGTAGGGTTTAGTCATAGGAGAATCCGCGATGGCTGAAAGCGACAAGGGCAAAGGTAGGCGCGGGCCAAAAGGCGGGCGCGAGCGGTTCCAGCTCGTGATACCGGCTGATGTGCTTGACGAGGCGAAGGGGCTTGCAGACGTAGAGAATCGATCAATCAGCAATATGCTGGCGACATTGGTAGCCGAGGCGATTAGGGCGCGCAAGGAAGCGGGCGCGGGGCAACGAGAGCCGAGGCTGCGAGCGGCGTGATGTGTCACGCCGCCTCTCATCGTCGCACCGCCACGCAGCGCACCAGCGGCACCCACCCGCGCTTGCCGCTGCCCGCGTCACGTGCGACGTAGCCCAGGCTCGCCAGCGTGATCAAGGCGTGCGCCACGTCGTCCGCGCTATACTCTGCCGTCGCGTCGGCAATCTCGCGTGTGAGGGCGTGGGGGTGGCGCGTGACGAACTCCCACGCCCAGCGGCCGCAGCGTTGTTCCTCGTTCATCCGCTCACCCGCGCGCGAGATTGCCAACACGTGCTGCACCAGCGAAACGCCCGCCCGCCGAACACGATCTTGATCCGCCACGGCGCACCGCAGGGGCAGGTCGCTATCTTGCTCGTCATCGCTACTCGTAGCTTTCTTTGTCTGAAGAAATTCCAGATTCAACGAGCATTACACGATATGTCCTTTGGCCGTGCATTTCTTTCACGCACTCGAAGACAACACACGGCAACGGCGTTGCATAAGGCACAGGCGAGCAGTACACGCGCATTGGCGATGCCATAGCTTGCAACAAGCTATACACTGTGGCATCGGCATCATTCCCGTTGACTCTTGACGGGACGACAATTTCAGCGGGGTTCCACGGCTTCACTGTTGTCAAGCGCGGCCTCCTGCTCTTTCAATCTTGATCCGCCACGGCGCACCGCAGGCGCATGTCATTTCGCTTCGTATCATCGGGCGAACCTCCAGAACCAGCGCGCGAACCGGCCCGCCTGCCGCCGCCACACGTCCGCCAGCCAGTGGCACGGAAAGCCCGGATGCACGACCCGGATGTCAAAGATCGTCTCGCGGCCCAGGCGGTCGTAATTCGTGTGATGCGCCTCGAAGCGATCTCCGAGCACGCCGCCGCAGACCGCGCAGCGCCCGCCCTGCTGGAGGCGGCGCTCCTTGCGCAGCTGTGTCCAGTGCGGATTGCTCGGATGCACGGCGTCCCGATAGGCGGCACTACGAATCTTCATCGTGGCACCTCGATCAAATACAGATGAAACTGCGGTTCGAGCGGGTCGCGGTCTGTGCCCGTGCGCATATAGGCGTCGCAGCAGGCGCAGCGTGTCCACACGACCGGCCGAACGCCGACCTGTATGCGCCTGTACTCTGACGACCGGAACATGCGCTGCGCGTGCGGGCATTCGGCCAGAAAGACGCCCGGCTGCACCTCGCGCGCGGTGGGGAGATCGATGTCGTCGTTTGTCATAGCCCTGATCTCCTGCGAATGATGAATGCCAAGTCCGCGATCAGGCGGCGGTAGTGCGCCTTCATGCGTGCGTCCGTGAAGTCCGGCAACATCCGGCGATAGGCCCGCCAACTGGCGACGAAGCGCCGCGTCTCCTCGACGGCGGTTGAGATGTGCATGTCGCTCATTGGCCTGCTATCCAGCATGGACGACCGCGCTTGCAGCCGCAAAGTGTGCGCGCCATATGGACTGCATCAGCGCGCGTGTATTCCACATAGAGATCGGACCTGATCATGAAACTGACCATGCTTGCGACATCGGCGTGCCGATCAGTGTCGTCACGCCGATCAGGGTCGTCACGCCGCCACGCTAATGCCGCCTTGCAGGTACGGCAGCGTCCGACGTAGCCGAAGATTGGCGCTGTTGTTTCCTCTAGCATCCGCGTGTCTCCTTTGACCATTCGACGCTGATCCGTCGCAGCTGCTCAATGAGCGCGTCCGCGTGCGCCGCGTGGGCTGCGCGCTTCTCCTCCAGGCCGTACCACGACAGCAAGCGTGCGCGGTTGGCTTCCTTGATCAGGGCTTCGATTTCCGTGCTATGATGAGTGATGGGCATTGGGCTAACTCCCTTTGTTCCTAGGGCGAGGCCGGTGCGTGAACGCCGTGCCTCGCCTGTCTACGTCATGCAAAAGCCTGATTCGCAGGCGTCGTCAAAATCTAGACTGGCCTGTTCGCCAGCCACGGCTTGATCAATCGGCACGAGCTTGCGATTGAGGTACGCGGACGAGAGTCCTTTCGCGGCCCGCCGCACATTTACATCCGCCTCAAGCGCCTTGGCTTTCTCGAATAGCTCAGGCCGCTTGTCGCGCATCGCGCGCCACGTAGCTACGCTATGATGCGGGCAGAAATAACATGCCGATTTCGGCGGCTCAGGCAGCCCCGCGCGCACAATGACATTGATCAAATCTTGCCGCGTGAGCCGCATCCGCACGAGCGGATAGTCGAGCGTCTGCCACGCGAACCCGCTCGAACTTCGCATCCGCTCGAACTCGTCAAGCGAGATGCCGAGGCCATGCACGCCCGGATCGTCCGCCGTGGCGCCGTGTTCTTTTTGCCACTTTGCCGCAACCGAGGCTTTCCAATCGGCGGTACAGGTGCGCGAAAGGCGTTGCGGCTCGCCGTTCCGCTTCGGGTCTTTGGCCCGCGTCATCTCGAAATACATGGGAATAATGTCGCGCCCGGCTGCAATGGCTTCTAAGATCGTCGGCTGCGCGCCGTCGCGCTTGCGCGTGTAGCGAATAGTCAGCAGCTCAATCCCGTTTGCATCTGCGAACGGTTTGGCGTATCGCTCCAAATACTCCAGCGTGGCGGGGTCTTCACTGTCCTCTCCCGTATGGCAGAAAAGGAACATGCGGTAATCGAGCGCGCCTTGTGCAGCGAGCACAAGCGCGCCCGTGCTCTGCACGCCGCCGCCGTATCCGAATGTCCGTACTGTTGTCATATTCCCTCATCGGCGCGCGGGCCTGTTCATTCCGCCTTGCGAAAGCGGGTCACGTTCGGCTGCTTGATCTCCGCAACCTGTCGCGCCAGATCCTCGACCGTGTGCCGCAGTTCCTCTACTTGCCGCTCCAGGTCAGGAGCAGCGCGCATCAGATACGGCTTGACTTCCTCTGCTAACTGCTCACGCATCTGTCGCGTCAACTTCTTGACCGCCGCTGGATTGTCGTCAGTGTAGTGGTCAATATAGTCAAGTTTGTTAAACAGCGAATCAAGTGTTTCCTTGCCGCCGCGTTTGAGCTGTGGCATCAGAGCGCCTCGACTTCACGACGGCGCATTGTTCCCCGCTGGCGCTGCCAGTGGATGATCGGTGCGCCCGCCGCAAGATGGAGCGTGACGTAAAAGATCGCGTTCAACCACCACGGGAACGCAAGCCAATACAGCGCGGCGACGAACGGCCAGATCAGGAAATCGCCGCCCGCGACCGTCATCCAAATATGATCGGGCGAGTAGATGCGATGCACCCAGCCCTGATCGAGAAAGCGCGCGTAGGCCCAGGCGAGGCATAGGAGCGCGGTGTGTGCGAGCGAGATCCAAGCGATCTTTTCCGACATTGCTATCGATGCCCTATCTTGCGACTTGCTGTCGTATACTCTACTTAGAACATAGACAATTGGCCTTCGCGCCCGCTGGCCCCCTGAGAATGCAAGCCCCGCTAAGAGCTTAATTCAAACCAGCGGGCGCGACACGGCCCCAAAAAGCGCGGGCTATACCAGGAAGCCCACGGGCGCGAACTCCACGTCAAGCGGCGTGAAGTCGATGACACAATCTTCTGTGCAGGCGGCGCACAATTCCGCGCTCGCCGGGTCGCCGCAACCCGCGCACAGGCGCGGCAGGCGGCTGGTCAGCACGTTGTCGCCAGTGGAGTACGACGCCACTGACGCGATCCATAGCCCGTCCTCGACAACGCGGAAGGGGTAGGCAGCCTCGCCGCCGCCGTGATACGTGATCGAGGTCGTCATAGCGCGCTCCTTTCGTCAATCGGCTGCACTCGTGAGCCAATCGAATTTGATGCACATTCCGTGATCAGAAAGAACAGGATCGCTTGTCGCACGAACTCGGCCCGGTACTCGCCTCGCTTTGTAGCGCAGGCGTTCACTTGGCCAAACGTTTCCTTGTCAAGAAAGGCTTGCACGGCGTAGGTCAGGCCGAGCGGTTTTCCAGGATAGCGAGACATAGAGTCAACTCCTGTGTTTTCTGTTCCGTTAGGAGTATTATACAGCCAATCGTACAATAAATCAAATAGATATTTGCGGTATACTTGTTGCATTGATTGGCAGATTGCGTTGCACGAGCTGTGCTACGGAGGGGAATACGATGAACGCGTGGGGATCGAAGGTTCGGGAGTTGCTGGACAGCAAGGGGCATAAGCCCGCGTGGCTGGCGGAGGCGGCGGGCGTGTCGCGCTCCACGGTCGCCAATTGGCTCAACAACGAGGACGGGGTGGTTCCGAAGCCGTTGCAGGTGGCGAAAGTGGCGAAGGCGTTCGGGCTGAAAACGCGCGATCTGGCACCGTATGCGGGCTACCCGATCAGCGCCAGCGCGGACGACACCGAGCGAACCGCACGACGCGCAGCGCTCCAAGAGTCGCCGCGCGTGTCGCAATTCCTTGACGGCCTGGATCGCCTCAACGCGCGCGATCAGGATACCGTCATCTCCATGCTGGAGGCGTTCATCGCCTCGCGGTAGCTACCTGCCACTCAGGACATTGATGATCTCGTCGGTGTCTTCCGTGTCGTCCGTCGTGTCGTCGCGTGGGAGTGCTGCAATGCACTGCATAGGTGAAAGCCTTTGCTTCGTA